ATACTGATACTGATACTGATACTGATACTGATACTGATACTGATACTGATACTGATACTGATACTGATACTGATACTGATACTGATACTGATACTGATACTGATACTGATACTGATACTGATACTGAGGGTGGCAGTAACAATGGCTAGTACCACTCTTATCCCAACCTCCTCATACCCTTTCCGCCTCAAGCACTACATCCACCCATATCAACGGCGGTTCATTGCCGACCAATCAAGGTTTCGTATATGGGTTGCCGCCCGTCAAGTCGGCAAGACCACTACCGTTGCCCTCGACGCTACCGAGGCTTGCTTGACTAAATCCAACAACTCAGTGATACTAGTATCCGCCTCCCAACCCCAGTCAAACGAACTGATAGACCGAGTGAAATTCTGGGTGCGGGTCATGGAGGCGGCACTTGGCCAGGACCTCACCGTCCGAGAGAACATGAGCGAGGTAGTATTCCTGAACGGTAACCGGATCAAGGCCCTACCTGCCAACCCTAGAACCATCCGTGGTTACACTGCCAATGTAGTACTAGATGAGTTTGCCCAGCTCCATGGTCGGTTATCTCGCAAAATATGGGCGGCGGCTAGCTACATCGCATCCAAGGGCGGTTACCGTATCACAATCACTTCCACCCCTCTAGGTAAATCAAACATCTTCTACGACATGTGGTTGAAAGATACTTGGTCAAAACACCATACCGATATATACCAAGCAGTGGCAGAGGGACACGACGTAGACATTGACTCTCTCAAATCCATCAACCCCGATCCGCTCATCTGGTCTCAAGAGTTTGAATGTCAATTCATTGACGAGGCCCATGCCCTCCTACCATACGACCTTATCACTAGCGCTGTTGACAACGACGCTGGCAACCCTCAACTATCAACAGGCGGTGAGTACTACGTTGGAGTTGATGTCGGTCGACGCCATGACCTAACAGTAATCTGGGTATTAGAATCTCTCTCTCGTGGAGGCGTTCTAGCAACCCGCTCTATTACCACTCTCCGTGACACTCCCTTTCCGCAACAGCGCAAAGTGCTAGAATCAACCATCAGACGTTTCGACCCTGTTCGAGTGTGCATTGACCAGACAGGGTTAGGTGAGGGACTAGTCGACGACATGGTTCAACTATTCGGTAGCACTATCGAAGGTGTCACCTTTACCAACAAGTCTAAGTCTAGCATGGCCATGGGGTTACGTCGTGTGTTCGATGAGAAGCGGATCACTATACCTAATGACCGAGATGTATTCACAGACTTGCACTCTATAGCCAAGACCACTACCTCAGCCGGTAACATCCGGTTTGACGCTGAGCGAAACGAGGACGGCCACGCTGACAGATTCTGGGCGCTGGCTCTCAGTGTTCATGCTACTGACAATGCCGCACCCAACCCAGTAGTTGACACCGCCCAACCTCGGTCTATGTATAGAGAGCTGGCAGGGTACTAGAGCTATAGCAACGATAACGATAACGACACCAATACCAATACCAATAACAATAACGATAACGACGAGGGTTGCATGGCCAAGAAAAAACAAACTGAACCAGACATAGTCACCACCCCAGATAACGAGTTTGACATCACGGTCCACGACAGCGCCGACACCTCCTCCTTGTCCCGCCCTGACTTATACGAGATGGATGGAGTGTTGGCCCAGTTCTCTGTGTCATTGAACAGAGCTGTTAGTCAAAGTGGTGGTGACGGGGTTGACCGCCCTGTATTACAAGAGATTGCTACTTACGACACCTCGCAAGACTACTATGACAACAACATTCTCCTGCCCGACCCCGACCAGGTCTGCAGCAAAGCTGGGTATGTTACCTATGACTGGATGACGGTGCTGCGGTTCCTCCTGACCGACCCCCATGTTTGGGCTTGCTATCAATCCCGCAAAGCCGCGACGTTAGGGCGTGAGTGGGAGATAGTCGAAGGCAGGTACGGGACTAAGCCTGACCAGTTCAAACTGATCAAATCCTGGTTCGAGTCTCTCGATGTCCGACAGGTAATCTCTGACATATTAGACGCGCCGTTCTTTGGTCACTCCCCTCTCGAAGTCATCTGGGCAGTCGACGATCTGTACTGGTGGCCAGAGTCAATCGTAGGTCGTCCGCCTGAGTGGTTCGCCTATGACTATCAAGGCAACCTCCGATACCTCTCTCGCGCCGCACTGATTAACGGGGAACTACTGCCACCTAAGAAATTCCTACTAGCTCGTCACCACGCCAACTACTACAACCCTTTTGGCGAACGACTACTCTCCCGCTGCTTCTGGCCTATCACATTCAAACGAGCGAGCCTCAAGTTCTGGGCCATATTTATCGAGAAATACGGTATGCCCTGGGCGGTGGGGAAGGTCAGTCGGGGGACACCACAGAAGGAACGAGAGGCGTTACTGTCAGAGCTGGCCAAGATGGTCCAAGACGCGGTAGGTGTGATCAACGACGACGAGTCGGTAGAGTTCATGAACGACAAAATTGGTGGGCGAGGTGACGTTACTCGTTCTTATGAGGGGTTGACTAAACAGGCTGACACTCAGATTTCTAAAGCCATACTCGGACAGTCCCTCACTACTGATAGTGGGCAAGACGGGTCCGGGTCGTACGCACTAGGGAAAGTTCATTCGGATGTTCGAGCCGACCTGGTCGAGAGTGACGCCCGGATAGTGGAGTATGTAATGAATACTCTACTGGCCTGGGTAACGTCTCTCAATTTCAACACCAATGCCCCGGAGTTCAGGTTCTATGAGGAGGAGGCGGTACAGCGGGACCTAGCTGAACGAGATGAGAAACTGGTCAACACCGGTTTAAGGTTTACCAGGGAGTACTACGAGGACAAATACAACCTTGACCCTAGTTGGGTAGCCGGAGTGGTTGATCCAAAGAGCGGTGAAGGTGGCGGTCAGAGTGTCACGGTTCCGGGTGGACCTAGTACCGCGCCTTATAAACTATCACCGCCTATCGACTTGTTACCAGCACCAAACGAAAGCGGGGGTCGCGGGTCCGGTGCGGTGGCCAACCCTGAGACCAACGACGACGACAGCAACCCTGGTCAATTTGCTGAACAGGGTTTAAAAAAAAATCGTGGGTCTCGACTCAGGCGGCTCAAGTCAGTCAGATGGTAACTAGTATGGTCAATGCCTCACGTACTACCATGACCAATATGCTATTACCGATTACTATGTTGGCCGGTAGCGTTGACGGGTATGATGCGTTTGATGATGGTATCAATGAGCTTGACCTGTCTGGTAGTGTGATCGAGATGTCTAGGGTGTTAGTGTCCGGGTTGATCAATACGGCCCTGGTTGGGTATGTCCAAATTGAACGAGAGAGGTTAGGTGAGGGGAAAGAGTTCGATGACTGGGCAGGGAGTGTTTGGTACTTGGAGTTTGCAGACGACGCCGATTCTGGTCCAGGTGATCCTTACGATTTTAGAGAGACGGTAGGAAAACTTAGAAAAAGGTGGAAAAAGATATTTGGCGAAGGGTCTGCCGTTATGTTCGATAAGGATTTTAAATTGACTGGTCACACAAAGGAGCTTAACCCAGATCAACCCGAGTGGGTAGCGGGACCAGTGAAATACCGAGACGACTCCGAGAACTACACTAAGGTTAAGGGTATAGTAAGTATGCTAGAAGATTTGGTTTCTAGTTACGAGGACCACGAGTTGTCTCGACCCGGTTTCCATAAACTTAGGCAGTCGTACACGTTACCCGCTAAATTGGTTTTAGAGGATGAGGGGAGGGTTGAGTATGAGGACGTCATGGCTCTATCGGACGACGACAAACCCGTAATGCGGAAAGCTCACGGGTACTTCAACCCTCTGACCGGTAAGGTTCATATAGCTGCAGACCCAAACCAGTCACCGATTTTTGGACGTGGATACAAATCAAAATACAACCGGAACGCTAGAGGACCAGATGAAGTTTGGACGGTTGATGAATCAGTATATGGCACTCTCTCTCACGAACTTTCACACCACCTTTATCACGGGATGGGAAACGGTACTGCAAGTGTGTGGAGAAAGATAAATGAGAACTTGCCGAAGGATAAAAAAATAATCAGTGGGTACGGTGACCAGAGCGTGTACGATGGTTTACGTAGTGAGACAGAACTCTGGGCTGAGTGCTTCGCGGCCTACCAGCACCCTGATTATAAGCCTGGTACCTTACCTCCTGCGATAGAAGAGTTTGCTGCAGAAGTGGCCCAACACGGGGGGATAATTTCAGATGAACAGATTGTACGTAGGGACCAACTTTCCTTTGCTTCGAAGTCAAGCCGTAAACATCTAGGGGGGTACATCAGTCTCCTGGACTATATTGATTCCGGGAAAACAGCCGACGACGTACCTGTACCAGATAAGGCCTACGAGCACTCTATAGCTATAGAGGATGAAGCTGTAAGGTTAGGAAAAAAGACCCGGTTGATAGATGCAGAGGGTGAGGGTAGTAAATGGTACTATGTCCTACCTAACGACGAAATGGAAGCTATCAACTCTACGTCACTTGAACCTTTATTAGGCGGTGACGAGGTCGACAACAGTGTTACAGGTCAGTTACGCAGGGAATACGGCAAAGCTTATATGATGGAGGTCGAGACTACTATACCTGAGATTAGCAAATTATGGGAGGAGTACCACCACGAGGAGGACGTGACAGCTATTAGCAATAAGGCTGGCTTTGACCCTTTGGACTCTTTTGCGGAGTCGTTCAACGCTTTCACTCACCCTAATTACAAACCTGGTACTTTACCTGCCAGAATGGAAAACTTTATCGATGAAGTTTTATCATCAGACGACCCTTACGATACCGAGCTTGTAGATAGGATTAGAGAACGGGGTGAAGGTAGGGCGGACAGGTTGAAATCTCTCCCTGAAAAATACGTCACAGTCGAAAGCGGTGATGATGAGGTTGTGGTCAGTGATAGTGGGGAGGAGGTTGTGGATGACCCGCCGGAAGTAGATAGTAAGAGTAGGGCAAGGAGGCGCGTGGACGATGGAGAAGAGGAGGACGGTGGTACCGAGGATGAAGGTGGTACCGAGGATGGAGGCGATGGTGACGACGACACCGACGGCGGTGATGACTTCAAAGTCCAACTAGGATTCAATACCCCTTTCAAGGACGCGATGACTTGGGCCAAGGCCCGAACCACAACTATCAACCCGGGGTCTTGGAAGGAGCTTAGTGCCGACGCGTACAGTCGTGCATTCTCAGTTGCCCACGTTACTAGCCAACAAGTACTAGACGACGTTAGAGAATGGTCGGAGAAAGCTCATACCGAGGGGTTGACGTTCAAGAAATTCCAGAACGAACTGGTGCCCAAACTCAAAGAGCGAGGGTGGTGGGCCACCGCCGGTGAAAGTGCCGTAGTGGAGCTTGAGGACGGGACCCTTAGAAAACGACTCAACATGTCTAGACTCGGTATCATCTATGACACTAACATTGCCGTGGCTAACGCGGTAGGTAGGTGGCAGAACATCGAAGAGAACCAGGACCTCTGGCCTTATGTGCAGTATGAAGGTATTGACGATGAGATGACTAGACCTACACACCGGGTTTTGTTCGGCCGGGTGTTTAGGGTTGGGTCAGAGATATTGGATTCGATAGCGCCGCCGAATGGTTTCAGGTGTAGGTGTAGTCTGACGCAGGTTGACGACGACGAACTATTTGAGATACTTAGTGAGACAGGGTTTGAGTTGGACCAGTTACCTAGCGACGCGGCCCCGGATGAAGGGTGGAATCACAACCCTGGCAAGGCCGGGATGTTGGGCGGTTGGGAACCAGAAGAGGATGTACCAGAGTTGCCAGGGAAGTTAAAGGATGATCTGAGTGACCTTATGGATAGTCTAGGTGATACCGATGATACTGATGTTGTTGCTAAGACAGGCGACACTGACACGGAACTATATTTAGGCGACCTGGTACCAGACCTTGATGTAGACGATCTGGACTTAGGTGACTTGGTATTCGACTCCGAGGACGGAGATGATACTGACGCGGTCAACTTAGACGATACTGACACGGTTAGTTTAGGTGATACAGATAACGTTGATGTTGACACGGTGACAGGTAGTGAGAGTGACCAGAGCGGCCTCGGTGGCGATGATGACGTCATTGAAACTTCTCCCCTTGTTACACCTTTTATTCCTCACGACTGGGATGATGATTTCGTCACGTATGAAAAAACCCCGGACCGCCCTGGTGTGACTGAGACCTATTACATTGAGACCGCCGATGGTAAATCTGGGTTATTCAAACCAAGAGGTAATAAAGGGGCCTTGCAAAAAGATGGGTTATTTGCGTCGGAACGCGAGGTCGCAACCAGCGCTATAAACGACTACCTAGGTTTTGATGTAGTACCACGTACTAGAATGGTTAAGCATCCTAAACACGGAGTAGGTTCATTTCAAGAGTGGGTCAAAGACGGTAGATTACAAGGTCAGGAGCCAACTGACAATATCAATCCTGAGGACTTTTATCAGGCGGCAATAATAGAGCAACTTATAGACAATCGGGATAGGCACAGCGGCAACTTTCTTATGACTGGTGCATACGATTCATCTAGTGGTAAGACGCGTCTACACTTGATAGATAACGGAATGTCTTTTCTAGATCGTATGGGTTCAATACTTCCTCCACCTTACCTAGTTGAAGATGATTATAACATTGATGATGGTAAAGAGTTTGAGAAGGGTCTAGACGATGAGTACAAAAGGGATTTAATAGCCAAGGTCAAAGCTATTAAAATTGACGACTACTTGTCTGATTTAGTCGACGAGGAGGTCTATGGTCCGGACGCAGACAATGCTAAGACGAACGTGCGCGATCTGTTTGAAAAACGTAAGGAGGTACTCATCGAACGTATTGAAGCAGGAGCAGTTATTGAAGAGTCTAACCCAGATAGGTGGTCGAGGTACACGAGATAGAGGTAGATACTGTGATTATTTATCTACAAGGAGACACTAACGATTATGGTTATAGAGTTTTACAGGTGGGTTGCAAGGGGTAATGAACTTCTTGGGTCGATAACGTTAAACCCGGATAGCACTTTTAGTGTGTCAGGTGAAATCATAAAGTCTATGTTCGACCAATGGTCTGAGGAGGGTTTTGTTGACCTAGACTACTTCACAGCTAACCAGGTTATTATACCAGAAGAGGACCCTCTGGAGTTTATGCAAGCTGTATTAAAGCGGTTTCCGGGTGGTATGTTTTGGGCGGTTGAAGTCGATAACGAGAACAGGAGACCGAGTTAGTGCTACCAGAACCTAGATGTTTCCGTAGACGTTGCCGACACTTTGTCGGTGTCTGGCAACCAGACGGGACTGAGATGTCAGAGAGAGTTGTGTGTAAAGCGTTCCCTGAACGGATACCGGATGAGATAGCCTACGGGGACAACCTTCACCTTGAACCGTTCAAAGGCGACAACGGTATACAGTATGAGCCGCAAGAAGGGCAGTAAGGTGGTAGGTATAAGGTACAATGGCTGAGCCGTTTATTAGAGTTGACGTAGAGACTAAGGGTGTTAACAAATACCTGCGACGTATCGAGTCTCGCTTTCCTAGCCAGGTTAAAAAAGCGCTGTCAGCTATCGGGACAATTCTAGTTAAGTCCATCAAACGCAACTTCAAAGTTGGCGGTAGGCCGGTTAAGTGGAAACCCTTATCCCCGGTCACATGGGAGATAAGACAAAAAAAGGGTTGGACCACACCTACCCCGCTTACCGCTAGAGGTGACCTCAAGAATAGTATTAATTTCAACGTCACTAAGGACACGGTTACGGTTAGTCCTAACAAAGAGTATGCGGCGGTGCAGCACTTCGGGGCTAAGAAAGGGTCGTTGTTTAAAGGTAGTGTTACAGTCGGTCCGTATACTAGAAGGGTACCGGGTGGTGGTAAGACTACAGTGCGTAAACACGAGAGGCGAATGGTTGCTCCTTGGGGTGACATACCAGCTAGGCCTTTTATGTTAGTACAACGTGAGGACTTTGTCAAGATTCGAAGAGTGCTAGGAAAAATAGTTGAAAACTCTACCAGAAAATAGTACTATTTGGTTGACAGTATTTGTGGTAACAGTGTTTGTAGTACCAGGTACTGAGATGTGATTAACAAGGTGACAGTATGCCGTTAAAGAGATGTGAGGTTGGTGGGGTTAGAGGTTGGAAATACGGCGACCAAGGGAAGTGCTATACTGGCCCGGGTTCTAAAGATAAAGCACTCGCTCAAGCATTGGCTATAGGTGAGGGTAAACTACCTAAAGATTTTTCGGGAGGCGACGTTATGAGAAACAGTAGAAAAAAAGGTACTGTGGATTTCAAAGGGTTCGAGGATTGGGTGGAAATTTTCGCAGGAGGGAAACAGACTGACTCGTATGGTCGAGAGTGGGATGGTGACAAACTAGTCGACCAGGCGGTGTCCACTTTTAACGCCGACGACTTTGAACCGCCCGCCGTAATCGGCCACCCCCAAGAGAATGCCCCGGCTTATGCTTGGGTTGAGGGAGTTAGGCAGAGGATGCGCGATGGTAAGAAGGTGCTAGAGGCGAAGTTCAAGCAAGTGGTACCCGAGTTCGCGCAAATGGTGGAGAAAGGATTGTTCAAGAAACGTTCAGCAAGCTTTTACCCAGACGGTAGGTTACGGCACGTCGGGTACTTAGGAGCGGCCCCGCCCGCTGTTAAGGGGCTGAAGGATATAGCGTTTGATGATGGTAACGGGGACGTAGCCAATTTTGAAGAAGAGATCAACAGGAGTAGTATTATGGATAAGGGTAAGGACAAAGACGGGATCGTCCAGGCGCTGCTTAAGATCGGGCGCAAGGACGTGGCGGATCTGGTTCGCGGCTCGCAGTTTAACGAGGAGGATAATGGTCAAACCGCTAGCAACCAGGCAGGGGTTGATGCAGAGGCGCTGGCCGATGCTTTGATTAAAAAACTCGGACTTCAAGCACAGCACAGCTCTGACCCGGTTGGTGACCAAGGCGATGAAGGTAACGGTACCAATGCTGGTGTTGGTACTGCTACCCCGGCATTTAACGAGAGGGAAATCAGGCAGGATGAGAGGCGCAAGGCGGAAGAACGGTTGATGGGTGAGATAGGTCAGATCAAGGCTGAGGCCAGGTCCAAAGAACTCCACGCTCTGGTCAACGACAAAATTCGAGACGGTATTATCCCGCCGGTTTTCAAAGACAGCGGGTTAGTGGAGTTCCTGGAAAGCATCGACAACCAGAACCAACCGATCGAGTTCACCGAAGGTGCCCAGGTTAAACAAGTCGACCCGGTGTCCATGTTCATCGGGTTCATGGAAAAGGCCAGCGCAAACAAACTGTTTAGCGAGTTTGCTCAATTTGCTACGGCGGACGCGGGAAAGAACGACAAGGACGACCAGCTAGGTAAGACCATTGCCAGCTTTTCTCCTTTGTCCAAAGACAAACAACAGAGTCACTAGCACTAACGTGTTAGATTGGTAACACAGTACTAACGTGTTAGATCGTTAACATGTTTGCAAAGGAGAAAACGATATGGCGACTTATGGAGTGACTAAAACGGCTGACACTGCAGCAATTAGTCAGTTGGTAGCCTCTGAAAACTGTCAGATGAAACAGGTTACCATGAAGGGAAGCTGCGGTGATCTGGACAGAGGGACGGTTCTCGAGTTAGCTAGCGAGAGCACCGGCCTTTGGCAGCAACTTACAGCCGGCACGTCCGTTGAGACACTGGCTATCCTGGCTAAGGATGTAGACGACCAGACAGCAACCCAGCTAGCTTGGGTTTACATTACTGGTAAATACCGTGAGACAGACTTGATCTGGCCTGCGAGTATCACCACGCTGCAGAAGTACGCGGCTATTTACAAAATGCAACGGGCCGGGATATTGATTGACGAGGCGGTATTGAGTGTCTCGACCACAACCACGACCACGACTAGTACTACGACCAGCACTACTAGTTCAACCACTACCACCACGTCCACGACTACGGCTCCGTAGTAGTTGGTAGATAACCGAGAGGAGATTAGTTATGGACAATCTTTTTAAAAGTAGAGTATTAACGGCCGCAATCAACGAAATGTTTTCGCCCTCCATGATGATTTACCGTACCTTGTTTGCTGGTAAAGAACACATGGAGGCGACTGACCGCCTGGCCTTTGACGTTATCACCGGAAGCGAGGACGTGCTAGGTGAGATTGCGGTGGAGGCCCCGGCTACTGTAACCGATCACAATAGCCGTAAGACTGTGACCGTGACCGCGCCTAGGTTGGCTCAGAAGCGCTTCATCTCTAGTGCTAGTCTCAATGCGCTGAGGGGGTACGGGGAACCGGTAGCTACTGCCCAGATGCAGCAAACCGTTGCCCGCGAACTGCAGGACATGAGGCTCAAACATGATCGCACCTTGGAGATGTGGGCGGCGGACGCGATGAAGGGTCAGATCTACGACAATGATCGGTCCACTGTGTTGGTGGACTACAACATGTCAGATAGTCACAAACCTACTCTGTCTGGTACCGAGTTGTGGACCAACGCGTCTAGCGACCCGATCGAGAACCTCCGAACTTGGAAGCGTATGATTGAGGATGACAGCGGCACCGGTATTGACTCGTTCCTTGCTTTTGTCGGGTTCAATGCTATGACTGCACTACTCGATCATGACAACATCAGAGACTATTTCAAGTACACTGAGGGTAGCCGGATTGCCCAGATGGGCCGGATCAGCAACGTTGCTGAGGTGGACATGAAAGAGTATAACGGGAGTTACAAAGACAAGAATAGTACCAGGCGTCGGTTTATCCCGGAGGACTACATTATGTTGGTCGGGGTAACCCCGGACATAACTGATATGCCGTACGCGCCGGTTGTGGACGACGACGCGCCCGGCGGGGTTGGTAACTCCGGTGCGGGCCGGGTCTTTTTCAGCAAGTCCTGGAAAGAGAAGGACCCGAGTGGGCGATGGATCAAAACCGAATCTCGACCTTTACCGGTGCTGCAACGTCCTGGCTGCGTTGTCTACGCTAAAGTGGTCTAGTAGTACTAGGCAGGTGCAAGATGTTGCACTGGGTCATTGGTATTAATAGCTATAGATAAGGAGCGCACCTATGGCTTACTGTAGTTACTCGGATGTGTTAGACGTTATACCAGAGTCCAAGTTGATCGAGCTAACAGACGACGCTGGCTCTGGTAGCGTCGACACGGATATTGTCAACGCGGCCATATCCAAAGCGGCGGATTTAATTGATGGGTATCTTGGCCAGATTGTCACTCTCCCTCTAACTACTACTCCTGCACCGCTCAAGGGTTTAAACGAGGACCTAGCCGTATGTGAATTGTGGCATAGATATCATGCTAGTATGCCTAAGCAATGGGAAAGCCGATGCGAGAGAGCACACGGTATGTTGTTAGATTTGGCTGCTGGAAAAATCAGCCTATACCCCAACCCGGAAGCGGACGGTGAAGGTCCTGGTTCTTTCCAGACTGAGACCAGGGATAAGCAGTTTACTGTAAAAGAGTTGACTAAGTTTTAACAGGTGGTGAGACGTGAGTGATAAGCATCCATTCGAGCTGATAGAGGACGGAGTACTAGACGTATTAGCACCTTTAACTGATGAAGGGGTGAGGAGCCTAGAGCAGTATGCTGGACAACTAACCCCGGATGTTGGTGAGATACGGATACAATACCCTTTTGTCCTAGTCGCAGTTTGGTCAATGGATGCTGAGATACGAAACGAGTTGCGAATTGAGCAGTACGATGTGTTTCTGTATGTGGGGTCTCGTCACCAACAGTCTATAAAAAAAGCTACCAGAGGTAGCCAGGCCCAACCTATGGGAATATGGGATTTGCTCAGGAGGATTAGACAGTTGATGGACTACCAGACCGTGATTAAGGGGAAGGGGTTTACTCCGGCCCAACTAGTAGCAGAGAACGGGGTGGTGGTTGACCCGGACCAGTCGCTAGTTATATATGAGGCCCAATACAGGCTTTGGTATAAAGTAGCTAGGTCGGGGTCTAGATAACGATAACGTTACCGTTACCGATAGATAGGAGTTTATCATATGCACTCAACCGAATTAATCAGGCGAGGTCGAGGTAAGGTTGCAATTGCTTTACGGACAGGGGACGTGATAGGGACATACAAATACACCGGTATTTGTTCTGACTTCACGGTTGAACCGTCGATTGAAACGCAAGAGCATTTTGACCGCACTAAGCACAACACGCCTAGGACCAAGATTGTGGTTACGTCTAGCTCTCTCACTATATCGTTCAGTCATGATGAAGTATGGGTTGAAAACCTCGAAAGGTTTTTGATGGGTAGTATGACAGGAGACGACGTCATCAATATTCTACAAGGTACAAGTAAGAGGTACGCCGTAGAGTTTAAAGAGACTCCAGAAGAGGGGACGACTGAGTATGATATTTGGTTGTTTCCCAAGGTCCAACTGTTACCCGGCGGTGCACACAGTTTGATCGCCGACGATTTCAGAACTATCCCTATGACCGGGGAGGTTGAAGAAGATGAAACCAATTACCCTGATTCGCCGTACGGTACCGTAACGAAAGTGCGGGGAGTGACGACCACGTCCAGTACAACCAGTACGACTACCACCACGTCAACCACTACCGCACCGTAAACCGGAGGGCGGGCATTGTCCCGCCTTTCAATTTCTGTTATTGAGGTTTTTATGGCACAAAAATCAGTCCAGGAAATTCTTAACAAGGTGTACCGGGACGAAAACGGGGATATCCGCGTAGTTCAAGGGACTGTACAAGAATTGTTGAATCTGGTTTATGATGTGGACAACGCAGCCTTGAGAGTTTCAAGCACGGGAGGTGGGACGACAGAAAATTTCGGTGTCGAACACAACGCTGACGGCACACATGCGGACGTTACGCTTAGTAATTCGACAGCCTTTACAAATGAGCACAACGCTAATGGTAGCCATAAAACCTTCGACCTCGATCTATCAGGTAACACAAATTTTACGGAGCAGCATACTGCCTCAGGACTACACATTCTGAAAGGTTTTATTAGTGGGCTTGATTTGTCTGTCAAAGATGCTGATGAATTTTATATCGATGGCGGTGCTATCGATCTAAGCGGTGTGATGTATAAAGTTTCTTCGCAGCTAACCAAGTCACTCTCGACGCCCTCAGCATCCACAGTATATCACGTATACATCAAACCGCCGGCTTCGGGGGATACGCTTTCAGCGTCTGAAATAGAATATAACACTACGGCCCCGACGTTAGATAGTGATAAAGGTGCAGGGTATCACGGGTCAAATACAACATGGCGATGGATCGGTTGGTTAGAAACGGACGGAAGCAGCAATATTGATAAAATAGAAAGCGTGCACGCTTTCAACGCTAAAACCGTGGGAGATCTTGAATACTACTTAGTGGCCGAGTCTGCACCGTACGGACGGGTAGAGCTTGACGGGTCGGCTATCAGCCGCACTACTTATGCCGATCTTTATCAATATGGGATTAAAAGCTTTGGAGTCGCATTCGGAGACGGCGACGGCTCGACCACGTTCGACTTGCCCGACCTACGCGGCCGCTTTTTCAGAGTCTGGGACCACGGCGCCGGGATCGACCCGGACGCGGCCAGCCGCACCGATAGAGGTGATACAACTACAGGTGATAATGTAGGAACTAAGCAAGCGGATGATTTCGCGTCCCATAATCATGACCTCAAGTGGACTTCCGATCGCTATAGTTTGGGGAGTGCGTCTGGTGTCGGTAGCACCAGCTCAACGCTTGGTTCATTGATCATTGATACCGGCGGCAACGAAACCCGGCCGAAAAATATCAATATCGCGGTATACGCCAAATATATCGGGAGGCTTTAGGTATGCAGATTTATCATTATAACCCGGAAACCGGCGAACCAACCGGTCAAAGACAGGCGAAGCTGGACCCGGCCGAAGCCGCTTTGGGCAATACTCGCTATCTGATCCCCAAAAACGCGACCGACCAGGCCCCGCCCAAGGCTGGTGCAAACGAGGCGGCCGTCTGGAACGGCCAGGCCTGGGAACTTGTCGCCGACTATCGCGGGACCACACACTACGACCCGGCCACGGGCGAAGAAATGACTATCGCCACACTGGGAGAATCCCCGGACGTAACAGACCCGCCCCCGACCGAGCTATATCAACCGACGCGGAACGGGGCCGCCTGGGTTGAAACTCTGACCGAGGCCGAAATCGCACAGCGAGAACTGTCGAAAACAGACATGGATTTAACTAGGGTGGTAGAAGAAGTATTTGAGTTGTTGTTTCAAGATCAGATCATTAAAAAAAGTGCGCTATCAGCAAGCACAAGAAGTTTGCTCAAGAAAAGAACAGCCTTAAGAAAAAAGCTTGAACCTACAGCAAAAGTCAGTTTTTTAAGTCGACTAAACCCGTTTAAACGAAGAGCGTGATTGAATACTGGAGGTGATTAAGTGGTACACCGCACCGAGCAAGACATATTAAACCAGGTTTATCGAGAGTCGGATGGCAGCTTGGCGACCACGACCAAGAGCGGTCAAGAGATTTTAAATCTTGTATTTGACCCCGACACCAACTCCCTCAAAGTCAGCGAAGGAGCCACGTCGACCAGAAGTGTTGTTCATGTTACCGGAGATACTACTCTGTCTAGCGTTTCGCCGGGTGCAGTGTATCATGTTGAAGCAGCTGTAAGTGATGAGGTGGATTTAGTACTGCCGGACGCTAGTGGCAACACCGAGGGGGTGTATGCTACTGTAGTACTCTATACAGGTAGTCAGATCAACATCACTACATCTGGTGGGCAAGGTATTAACGGTGAGACTACGCAGATTATTAGCGAATCTGGAAAGTCTATCACGGTATTAGATCTGGGTGATCATTACACGATTATCCAAGATAACCGGTTGGGTAATATCTACGTGCCGTATGACGGTATGGTCGATGATATCAAAACCGATCGCTGGTTTGATAATGACACCAACACGTTTTTAGGTGTTGGTGTTGTTGGTGCTGGAGCGCTTCAGAGCCCTAATAATACATTTATAGGTTATAACGCTGGGTATTCAATCACAACCGGATCTCAGAACATGGGAATCGGGGCCAGCGCTTTATACGGTGTCACGTCTGGGTATTCGAATGTTGCTGTTGGTTGGAAAGCTCTGTTCAACGTCAGTGACGGACATGACAATATTGCGCTCGGACCGGGTGCAGGTGAGAATCTGACAACTGCAGATTACTGTATTATAATCGGACAACAAATCGACGCACAGACAGCGACGACAAACGGTCAGATGTCTATCGCCAACGCGATATTCGGAACCGGTAATACTGCTACGGGGACCACAATTAGTTCTGGTAACCTCGGGTTATTTGCTACATCATGGGGAACGAGCGCGGCTAGGGTTCTCGCTGTCGGCAACGGCACTGCCCCGACTACCCAACCAGCGGACACCTTTCAAATGTGGAGCGCTGACCAGGCCGCTGGGAACGCCTGCCCACACTTCATGACTGAGGGCGGGGCGACCATCAAACTATACCAACAAGCCCACGTAGCCAACGCCACCACGTCTCACGATATGACCGGGTCAGACTCAGTCGACCAGACAAATTTGGAGTCCGCACTTGATGCACTGGGGACCACGTTGAACACAATACTATCCTACCTGGAAAACCTTGGGTTCAACGCGACCTCATAATCGATAACTAGAGGAGATATCAACATGGCATTACAAAAAACACTTGAATATGACACCGGGGTAAGCGGTGATTATTGGCAGCTTTATCAAGTCAGGTTTGATCGGGCCGGGATGCAAATGTCGATTGAGTTTCGGCATTTTCTCAGTGCCACGGCCGCCACTGAAGGCAAGCAGCCAATTGGGTCTATGACTATCTGGACCACATTTACCGCTCAAGAAATCACGACCGTTGACGCGGTAACTCTGGCGTATCAAAAAGCCAAAGCCGCCGAGGATTCATTTTTCGCCGACGCGGTAGACGTGTAGATCTAGACGTGTGTGAATATAGTCGAGAGACCAGAGAACTGCGAGCAGAACTAGATTCTGTTTCGTCCACTGTCCAAGAATTGAACCAACAACTAGAGCGGACTGAGCAAGACCTAGCCTCACTATTACAAGCTCTAGATCTCCCAGTAGTCAGGTTGATAGACGACCTGGTCAAATTGTTAGTCGACAAACACGTAATTACTGAAGGTGAGATTGACAAGACAGCATTAAAGAGGTTGAAAACAAGGGCGGTAGTAAGAGAGTTGTTAAAACAAGTGAGGGGTGGTTGATATGTCTAGTAACGAGTTGAGGTTGTTTCTGGTTATTGTTGGAATCGTTTTGACTATCGCGTCGTCTCTAATCACGCGGTGGTTGGTGGGCAGGAGTAAAACTAGTTCAGATGTTTGTGAGGCAAAGCATAAACTGATCTGTGTGAAAGAGGGGGAGTTAGAGAGGAAAGGTGAAGTGTTGGAGAAGGAGATAGCCGAAGTTGAAGATAAGCTAGTGCAGGGTCTAAAAGAGTTGCAGGCCAACAACAACAAAAACTTTACTGATATGAGAACAGATTTCAGTAACCAGTTCAACCAGATGCACACACGACTATCAGAAATGAGGGAGGCCCTGTCAAACCTTAACTCTAGACTGTCGGTTATTGAAGACAGGTGGGATCGGTCGGTGAGGTAACAACACTAGTAATACTAACGAGGTGACGTATGAGAAATAACCCAGAATATATTATAGTCCACTGTTCTGCTAGCCCGGACACCGCCGGTAAGGACTGGGATGGTATTAGGCGGTACCATATGGATAGTCGAGGGTGGTCGGACATTGGTTACCACCGAGGTATTGAACTGGTCGGTGGTAAGTATGAAGTGTTACAAGGGCGGCCAGTGTCGGTACCTGGAGCACATTGTAAAGAACAAAGGATGAACTACCGGTCTATTGGGGTCTGTCTGGTCGGGGGTGATCCGTGGGTAGGGTTTGACGACGTGAAGTACCCATTACCAAAAGAACAGTATGAGGTGCTAGTCAAACAGTGTATCAACGACTGTCTCGACTACAACATACCTGTCATAAACATAGGCCTGCACAGGGACTACGTGCCTAAACCCTGCCCTGGTTACGCCGTGGACCGAGACAAACTACAACATGATGTTAGCGTAGGGTTGGGTAAGATTGAAGGCGATACTGCAACGGACAACCTCGACTACACTGAATAACTTAAACCCACCATTAGCCAAGGCGATACAGGCGTGTCGGTGGTGTGGCTGCAGCATTATTTAGGTGTCAACGTTACAGGTGTATTTGACGATAACACTGTTAACGCGGTTCAGGACTACCAGACCTCAAACGGTTTGTTGATTGACGGTATAGTGGGTCCTCAAACTTGGGGTCATATTTTTAACAACCACCTGTCAAGGTGAGAGAGGAGGTACTATACAGTGTCTAGGACTAAACCGTTTTGGTTATCCAAAACTGTCTGGGCGGCGGTAATAACTCTAGTGGTTGTGATCGCCAAAATGATGGGAGTCGAGATAGCCGAAACTACCCAAGCAGATATGCTGACCGTAGTAATGTTGATTGCTACGATTATTAGTCGTTGGGTTGCCAAGGACCAGATTGGTCTTGGTACCCGCGACGGTTGACCTAACTACTGGTCGAGGTAGTAGCACAACTATTACCTCGACCTAACCACCCTGATAACAACGAGGTGTTGATGTGACAGAATCTATACTAGGAATCATTGCGGGTATACTGTCGGTGGCGGTATTAGTACTCAGGCGATACAGGAAAACAAACGATGAGAAACTGGTTGACGCCTACGAGAACGCGGTAAGGCAGAGGGACGAGCAAGAGAGAGAAGGGAGAAAGGCTAGAGACACGACAAAGGATATGGGGGAGTGGACAGATGAGATACGCCGCAAGGGGTTCTAAGGTATTGGTATGTTTGGTGTTGGTGTTAACGTTGACAGTAACGTTGTCGTCTTGTGGCCACGACACAGCACCTCAGATAGCCTGTCCCGCACCTAACATCGTGGACTACAACCAGGAGTTTAACGATAACTTGGCTGACCAGATTGACCGTGTGTGCGGGTCCGGTGAGAACAGGGAACTATGTCAAGCACTGAGAGACGCCTATGTGGTGAGACGTAAGATTAAAGCCTGTAATTAGTGTGTGCAATTAATAATTAAGTAGTAGATAATGATAGGTAGGAGGAGCGCAATGCAGAAAACAGAAAGTGTGAAATTGTCAGGACAGAAAACGGACAAGGTCAAGGTGGGAAGTAAGAACAAGAAAGGTAAACAGCGCGAGGTCATGGTTAAGGAGTTATCAGCCGGTGACATTGCAGACGCTTGGGATGTATTGAATAGCGATGACGACGGCGACACTGTTGAACTATTTATCACCCTGTGGAAGAAGTGCACTGGCATGTCGGCTCACGAGGTAAGGACGTTTTACCCTAGCGAACTGAAGGAAATATACGAGGGTATTGTTAGAGTGAACTCGGCTTTTTTCGGCCTCCCCCAGGCGCTGGGGATAGAAGATCTAGTAGGGGAACTGAAACGGGTAGTCGTCGCCAGTATTGTCAGAGGTTGGCAGAAGTATGTGGGCGGCATGGATCAGGAGCCCTCAACTACGGATTCGAGTTCTTCCTAATATGTCTAGATGAGTTGGATAATGAGAGGGACGAGAGGTACCTTGATATGGCCCAGGCTGTAAGCCTAGGGGCATGGGGGGATAAGAAAGCCTGGAAGAATGTCGAGAACCAGATAAAAAGTATTAAGAAGGCTAGAGACTTGAAGTGGAAAGAACCGGTTATGCCTAGTGAGAGCAGTAGTGACGGTGGTAGTAATGCTGACAGTAGCGGCACTAACCGAGGGAGTGATAAAAAGACGACCAAAGCACCGCCTCATGTTATACGCAAACAAGGGTTTGGATATAACGAGGTAAGGGTGAAGATAAGACGCGGCAAGATGGATGAGGTACCAGGGCGGGTAGAGCCGCTAGGTGGTCCACCGGATAAACAGGAGTAATGTTGTGGCTGGTAATGCACAGGTTGACGATGTTGTTATAAATTTTACCACCCAAACAAAAGGGGTGAAAGCAGCGCTACAGCGAGTAGCGAGAAACATCAAGAAAGTGGGGGATGCTAGTAAGAAGGTTACTAGAGATGTTGACTCCCTAAACGATTTTATTACAGGTCTATCTGGCCGGTTACAAAGTTATTACTCCGTAGCACAGATCGCAGTCGGTGCCCTTCAAAAAGCGGTAGGTGGCCTAGCGTCTGAGTTTGTCAACGTCGCGGATCAACAAGACCGGTTTGTTAATAAGCTGAATGCGTTGACTGACGGTAAAGGTGTTGAGACGTTTGAACGGTTGAATGACTGGGCGCTGGAAATGCCGGTCAATACAGCCGAAGCAATCAACGCCTTTACCACTATGAAAGCTTACGGCCTAGACCCCACCCTCGAACAAATGGAAAGCCTGGTTGATGTTAGTGCGGTTTTCGGGGAGGAGGCTATACCTAGTGTGGCAAGGGCGCTTGGTCAAATGGCGTCGCTTGGGAAGGTGAGTGCCGAGGAGATTAATCAATTAGCTGAGGTAGGTATTAACGCTCGAAAAATACTGAGTGATGCCTTTGGCATGACAGTCGAGGAGATACAAAAAAGCAACATCGCTATTGACGAAGTTATACAAGCTATCTGGAATGGGCTTAAGAGAGATTTTGGAGGTGCGGCTAAAGGTGCAATGGACCAGTGGGGGTCGTTGATAGCCGTGGGCGTTTCGTATTGGAAGGAGTTCGTTAGACTAGTGGCCAATACGGGCTTATGGGATATGATAAAAGAAAGATTCCGTAGTTTCATCGATTCCATAAGCGAGTTTGTTTCGGGCGGCGGTGCGGCTAAATACGCTAGAGCTATAGGTGGAGAGCTCATGCGTATAGTCGATATTATCAATATTACGATAGCGGGTATTACGGGTAAAGACGGGATAGCGGGAGCGCTTGATTTAGTACTAGTTGGAGTAAAAGCCTTGGCCGCTCCGGTAGCGGCGGTGGGTAGATTCTTTTTGAGATGGAAGGTTATTTGGGCGGCGCTGAAGGTTGCGTGGGGTGAGGTGACCACGTTCATTGCAGATAAGTTGTCATCCGTTGCAGGCTTCTTTTCCGATCTCTCGGAGAGTGTTGGGCTAGAGGGGACTAGTGAAAAGTTTGACAAGGTGTCTGAGAGCTTGTCAAAGTGGGCGGAGGAGCAAGAGAAAATTAACCCCAGTCGTATGGCTGAGTACGATCACGCTATCGAACAAATAGTGGCCCTAGAAAATAAGATGACTGAGACGATTGATACTAGAGGTAAGCTTGTTAAAGCTCAAGAGGAAGAGCGGCAGGTAGCGGAAGAGCTAGCCAAAGCTCTCGAAAAACAAGAAGCGGCACAACAAAAACTAAACCAGACACAGTCAGGGGACCAGTATATAAAAAACGCGGAGGCAGCGAAACAGGCACAAGCTGAAGTGGTTGACTTACAGGAGAAACACAATAAAGCACTTGCAGAGGTTAAGAAATCAAGAGGTGTGCAAGGTGTAGGTGAGGATCTAGTTAAGGAGGCAGCAACCTTTAAGGCCGCTTTGAATATTGAAGAAGAGGCTTACAAAAATCTGGTCGCGGTGCAGCAAGACAAGGCTGCGACCGATGAACAGCTGGCCACTGCCCAGTTAAAGTTTCAGAAAGCACAAGAGCAAACAGTAGCACTAAGAGAGAAACAGTTTGCACAACAGGTGAAGGAGTCAGAGGCGGCAAAGAAAGAGGCACAAGCTAAAGCTAAGGCGGCAGAGGCTACACGTAAACAGGCGGAAACTAGTGGTAAAGCCGCTACTAAACAAAGCGAGTTTGGCAACGCCGCCATCCAAGCAGCTGACAGCGTTGACAACCTCAGTAAGGTGTTAGGTGGTCAAACTGGAGTAGCGCAACAATTATCAGGGGTGATTGAGAGTCTAGTGGTTAAGTACCGAGACCTAGCTACAGCGGCTAAGGAGGCGGCGGCAAACGGTATTAGTGGAGGTGGGGGTGATAGCGCTACTGTCAGCGTTCAAGGCAAGGCAAGAGGAGGGATTCTCAGCATGGCCGAGGGCGGCGCGCTCCCTGGCAGTAGCCCCACCCCCACCTCCGACAACTTGTTGTTTGCTGGTACCGCTGGTGAATATGTACACCCAGTATCGTCTGTTAAGTACTACGGCGAACAGTTCATGGACGCGGTGAGAAAAAAGCTGATACCTAGACCTAAAGGGTATGCTTTCGGCGGGTTAATGAGAGCACAACGCGGGACTGGTAAAGAGGTTATGTGGTCTGCATTACAAGGCGACCTCAGAAAAAACTGGGGTGGTTGGGGTGCAATGCAGGACTTTGGCCGGGTGGATATTAATATGGGTGGTCAGGAAATACCGGTGTGGACTACTAGTGACTATAGCGAGTTACTGAAACAGGCAGTGAAGGACGGTCAGAGTCGAGGAAATAAATGGTTTGGCATGTTACCGGACGCGGCTGGGTAAGGCGGTGATGGTATGTCAGTAGTACTAGGTGGGGTTACGTTAGCCGGGTTGGTGTGGTGGGACGAGTTTAAACCCCACGTTGATACCCGGATACAACCGTCGTTAGGTGGTGGAATCAATATATGGGAGCAAGTGTTACAAAGTAGGCCTATCGATCTGGTTGGCGGTGGCGATTATGGTTGGCAGAGTAAGTCGACGCTACAGAGTTTATACACTCTAGCTACATCACTTAACACAACGTATGAGTTGAACTATGAAGGGACTAAGTACCAGGTTAGGTTCAGGCACGAGGACGGAGCTATATCTGCTGAACCTGTAGTGCCGCGACCTAATACAGGGAACACTGACGATTATAGGAACGTTGTGGTTAGGTTGATGATTATTAGTACTACGGGGACAACCACCACAACCACGACCAGCACTAGTACCACGTCAACGACGACGTCCAGTACAACATCGACCAGCACTAGTACCAGCACTAGTACTACAACAACGACCGCACCTTAATCAAGGAGATGACAATATGGCTATAGTAGCAAGTGATATTAAGTTCAGGAAATCCGCTGTTGTATCCGACGGTAACAGTAACGGAGGTCGAGCTAGTTACGTTGAGGTGCAGTCAGGAGTACGGCATTCGTTATTCCCTCGTGTGACTAAGGCGCAACGCACCGACGGAGTGACTAGGTATAGAAAACAATTCTGGTCTAACGAGGATACAGGGGATGAGACGGCATATTCTACCTTGATCTGGTTGGAGCACCCTAGCAACGGTGGGGATAGGTTCTATTTAGGTAAGGGGTCGCAAGTAGATATCCAGAGTGCGTTGACTGCATATGGTCCAGCTTGGTTAGGGTGCGGATTGTTGAACGCAAATCTCACCGCCGGGGTTAGTACTACTGTGGCGGTAGATATGTCTAGCAATGACTATGTGTTTCCGCAAGGCGGGTATATACATATCAGTGACAAGTTCAGTACTAGCCAAACAATCGCAAGCGGGGTCGATATTGGTGACTCGGTGGAGTGGAGTTCGGGCGCTAGTGAGTGGCAGCTTATAGCGTCAACCGACGACATCACGTACCCAAAAGGTCTGTATATTGGTAACAATACCGTGATGACGATTCAGGGTACTAGTAACGAGGAGTGGCTGGAGTTGGCTACCAACCAGTATTCGGATGAAGATATCGGAGACGGGGACGGGAGTGACACTAGCCCCACTCTATCTACCTTGACTAACAACACGAACGGTATCAGTACGCAACCAGACTACCTCCCAGTTGTTACCGCTACCTGTGGCGGGGTGAGTAGGACTGTTAATGTGGCGGCCGACGGGACGTGTTCAGGTTATTGTTCAACCGGCGAACTCAACATGGCGACCGGAGCCTGGACAACCGATATTACTTGGACTACTGCTCCCGATAACGGTACTGACATCACCATCACGTACTACGAAAACAACTTCTCATACTCCGGTAATACAGCCACTGTCGAGCTTGCTAGCGGGGTTACCCCGGATAACAGTTACACCGCGTCTAATACTTATGCTAGTGGGTGTGTTAACGCGGGTGATGTTGAGGCGTCAACGTCCGACTGGTCAGAAAGCGCAGCCGGGTCTGGGACCTACGACGAATCAACTTATCCACTAACACTTTATAACGACGGCACTGTATATGATACCTGGACTATCATGTTCACAGGGGCCGGAGTGTTCTCTATCTCTGGTACTAACGAGGGGGCGGTGGCCACGGGTCAATCCACAGGAGAGGATGTTAGTCCGACCAACAGTAACACTGGTCAACCATATTTCACTATACTGTCAGCGGGTTGGTCCGGGACCTGGACAACCGGGGATACAATTACATTCACCACGTCACCGGCTAAACAACCGCTGTGGTTAAAGCAAGTGGTACCGGCTAGTACTAACTCCGCCGCGAACAACTTATTCACGTTAGGATGGTATACTTCATAATGACTCAGCCAAAGATATTGATAACTGGGTGCGGAGCTAGTGGTACTAAGTTCACCACTGAACTACTACGTCAAGCGGGAGTGATGGTGTCTCATGAACGTATAGGTCCCCGCGGTATGGTGTCCTGGTATGCCGCGCCTGGGTACAAGGTGTGCGGTCGTATTCCGTTTAACGGTCACGCACTGGGGGATTTCTACCCGGACCCGTACGTAATACTACATCAAACACGCCACCCTCTAGGAGTTATATCGAGTGCTAGTCAAGCCTGGAGCCCTAAAAGCTGGTTGTTTATTTCGCAAAATATAGACGTATCCTGGACCCGTAATATGACTCACGCGGCTATGGTGTACTGGCTGAACTGGAACCAGTTGGCTGAAGGTATTTCCCAGCATACTTACCAGTTGGAGTCACTGTCACAACCAGATATTTGGGCTGAGTTCTGTAAGTGGATTAGACACCCGGAACTAGTTGACAAACGAGAGGAGTTGTTTGGGAGGGTGAACCGTAATACCAATAGCCGCAAAGACCACTATAAGAAATTGACCTGGCGGGACTTGAAGTTTACAGACCCAAGGTTGGCTGAGGCTGTACAAGCCCAGGCGGTGAAGTACGGGTATGAGATTGAATAACGTTGCAATGACAGGGTTAGGTTGACCTATGGCTAATGATTTCTCAGGTGACAGTAATTGTGTAGCACTTTACAGGTTTGAGAGTGGAGCGTTATTAACCGATAGTCAAGGGTCAAATGATCTATCAAACTCAGGTACTACTCTCTATGCTGATACTGGAAACTACAAAGAGGGCAGTGCAAGCGGTGACTTTAGCGGCTGTGAGTGTCAGGTTTCGGACGCATTTTTATCTTCAGACTTTCCGATGAAATCAGGAGGTAGTGAACGATCTTTCACTATTTGTGCTTGGTTCAACCACGACGCTATAGGTGAAGGGACTATCGTTGACTACCTGATACAAAAAACCAACTCGATATCCGCAAACCTACATACTAACGCGGGGAGTCCACCACCTTTCACTTTCTATTTCTACCTTTCCGGCGGCGGCAACCAGAGTGTAGCACTAGGTGATTTCACTACTGGTCAGTGGTACCACATCGCTGTTACTTACGATAGCTCAGATTATAGTTATAGGATTAGAGTTTACGACGATAACGCAGGGACACAGAAGTTCACTGACAAAACCGGGACCCTGTCGAGCGCGTTAGCCATTGACTCCACACCGTGGTATATCGGGGCTGGGTCCGCAGCTTACGGCGCGTGGCAAGGGTTGATAGATGAGGTTGTAGTATTCAATAGTGTTTTGTCAGCCGATGATATAGACCTTATCAGAGACGGTAGCTATCCCCCTACCTATGACTATGTCCTGTTTGCCGACCACTTAGCGGTCAGTGGTATGTCAAATCCACCATTGTCGACTAATAGCAAGTTCTTCGCCGACCACTTAGCCGTCCCCAATCTAGCACTCCCACACCTAAACAATCCCTTACACTTTTTCGGTGACCATCTAGCCGCGTCAAAAACATACGCCGGGGAAATGATCCAACCTATCCACGTTGACAACCAGACAGTATCGCAACTCTCCAACCCTGCACTCTACACTAACACACAGTTTTTTGCTGACCATCTAGCGACAAGTTTACTACCGAGTGCGTTGGCTAGCACTGTCTGGTCAGTAGGAGTGCAGAGGTTGTTAAATCAATTAGGCGACCAAGGGGAGCAGCTAGTAACTGGGGACTTAGGGGTACAGGAGGTCCAACGCTATTTACTGTCACTAGGTATACATGCTCAATCAATCCAGCGTGTCCTAGCCACTATTATCGAAGACACCGCACAGTCAATACAACGAGTCCTAGCTACAATCGAGGACACCAATGTGGTCCAGTCTATTCAGCGCCACTTGCTAACCATACTACCTACCGAGGTTGTATACCGTGAGGTAGAGTATGATATATATCTAGACGGGGTGTCAGTTAAGGATTATTTGACAGGGGCAGTGGTGGAGTACGACGAGGACTCGATACATAACAAAGTTACCCTGAATGTCAACCCATTAAAATCCGAATACTCACCTCGACACAATATGTGGGATAGTGCGGACCCGGACGTGAACAGTGGGGAGTCTAGGATAGAGATACATGTTGGCTCCCGTGTGCTGTATTTTCTAGTCGAGAAAAGGCAAGGGAGCGAGAGAGGGTTTACTATTGTTGGTCGTAGTCTTACCGCACAAGACGATCAACCGTATAGTGAGTACCAGACCACCACTATCAATACCCCTGAAACAGCGTCGTCTCTAGCCGGCACCTTGGCCACAAGTCGAGCAGTGGACTGGCAAGCTAACGATTGGGTACTACCTGTTGATACGTTCGAGGCTGAGGGATACCCGGCTAGGATTATTAGAGAGATAGCCGAACAAGTCGGGGCCGTGGTCAGGTCCGATGACGCGGGAGATTTTGTAGTTAGGCAAGCGTTACCAGTAAGGCCGATTGACATGCAAGGGACTACGGCGGAAGTGAGTTATGATCGAGAAGTGACTCTACTTGAACTCAGCGTCCAAGAGGCTAGAGGGACAGGTCACAACAAGATTACAGTTGACGGGTATAGTCCAGACGTTGATCTGCCTAAGATCGAGACAGAGGCTGACCCGGACGGGGCGAGAATAGAGGGGGATACAACTTATGTGCGAGTGTACTGGTACGACGCAATCCCGTCTAGCGCCCCTAGTAAATATACAACGGATGGGTATTCACAGTACTTGGGTCAGTATACCGAGACGGTTAAAGAGGTGGTGGAGTTTAGGGACGGGGTGGCTAATCTCTCGTACCCACTGACCTCTCTGATCTACTGCTCATGGATTGGTGATACTAGCACTCTCAATAGTGCTGAAAAGTACCAGGGGGAGTTGACGTTAGATGTTGATGACGACGCGTCAATGAGTGATAGGTATCGGGTGGCCGAGGTGAAATATACTACCACGTATTGGAGGTATAAACTTTACGGCCATGATGTTGAAAGGCTACTGTTAGTGTTGGACTTAGGGGGTGGTGAGGACGTTACCGTGGATGTGACTATGGGTGACGGGGATAGCGAGGCCGACAGCGTAGGCGCAGACTGGTTGACCAACGAGTCTGTAGCGGTAGTGAGGGGTAAGTATGAACTAGACCGGACCAGGTATGACAGAAAGGTTATGACACTTAGAGTGCCGTATAACGACGCGGCCAAAGACGGGGTGGTTGTTTCGGTAGATAATGGTGAGCTTAGTGTGAATGGTAGGTGCCATGTGACTAGGTCGAGGATTATATTTGACGGCCCTATGGTTTTGAATGAACTGGAAGTGGTCAGGTTTTTAGTATAGGTTAGGTATAGGTATAGATCATGTTTGGTAGGTGGTTATGGCTGACATTATGAGTGGGGTTGTGACTAGAGCACTGTCAGGCGGTAGGTATAAAGTCCGTTCGCGTGGTAAGGTTTATACTGTTAAAGGACAAGGGCACAGCCTCAATGTTGGTTCGTCCTGTATCGTTAACCGGTCAGGTAATGGCTGGGTAGTGGTAGGGTCGGGCAAAACTAAACGGCGGAGTACCACCACGGTAACAGTTACAGGTTAGGTTAGGTTAATGAGCGAGCAAGTACAAAGTATTAGTTTCTCAGGTGCGGGAAGTAACACTGCTATCAAGGCGGAACTCGACAGTGTATTCAACGACTCAGCCTCCCAGTTTGCCTACAAGGAGTCGGCTTATTTCCGTGTCTACCCCTACCCCGACAACCTCGCTATCACTATCACCCCCTCTGCCGGTGAGGTTTACGGGGCCGGGGATGGGAGTTACACTGTCACAGAGACAGTTACATTCGACGACACCAACCTAGCCGCAACCACATATCCGATACAGAGTATTGTCAGTACGTCGTGGTACGGCAACGACCTAGGCGGGGTTGTCAGTAAGGGTAACACCACTATTCAATCCTCCAAGTCTGGGATAGGGGTGTTGTCCATCACATACACCTCATACTTTAAACGCTTCCGAGTTAGATTAGATACGCAAAGTGAATCAACCTTCCCAGTACTGTTGTCGATACAAGGCGGGACTGACAGTGACGATGACAGACCTAGTACCTCCCTCACTGTCACGTTTTACCAAACCTCAACAACAACCACGGACTATTTGTTTACCGTGCAAAACTACTGTACTGACACCGCTATCAGCGGGGTGGGTGTTTACATTGACGGGGTTAAGGTTGGTACCACTGACAGCAACGGCCAGGTAACCTTGAGTGACGCCGTGGTTGGTGAAAGCTATACCGCGTATGTGAGTGAGGGCGGGTATAGAGTTTTTGAGGCAACGTTTACGGTGCCCACCCCCTCAACCGACGATAGCGAGGCGTGTTAGTATGGCGACTGTAGAAGGAACTATATATCTATGTCCTCGGTCGTGCTCTCAACTGGTCGACTCCACACCAACAAGTGAGAGGGATAGTGTTACTATTACCGCACCTGAGGACGGGGTGGAGTATGGAACCGCTATCATCGTCCTCAAACCGTATGCCGTCACCAACCTCACCCCCTATTCAGCCGGCACAATAAAACTACGGACCATTACCGGACCGACCTGTGGTGATATATTAAGTTGGCAACGCACAGACAGAGGTATTGTCACTGTCACCTACGCGGCCCCGGATGACTGTAACTGGGAGTACTCGGAGCTAGGACCACGTAAACCACCTAACTTGACTATCGGCGCTGGTTGGCCTTTGTGGTCATGGTTACTTGAACCAGAACAAGCGGTAGTGCAACCGGCCAACGACGACACCAAGGCCGACGCCTACACGTTACTAGGAGATAGTAACACCACTAACCTCACTGTACTATCCATGGTACCAGGGACCTACGTTGCCGCGTACGAGTACCACCTTAACCTCGCGGGTAACCGTATCGGGACCTTGATACTTAGCGAGTGGGGGACGCCTAATGTAACAGGCGGGTATATCACTAACATTGGCGGGGTCAATGACCTTGACCTGACCGTTACCGTGTTCGGTGAGAGTGTTAACGCTAAAGCCTCTGACCATAGAAGCTGGTCGGTTGACGACTGGGTAGTGCTAGTACAAAACTGCTGCCAGGATAACAACGGCAACCTCCCTAATTGCTCACCTTACGTAGGCGGCGCACCCGCTGAGTTCCAAGAGTTTGGACCTGATAATATTCTGACCAACCCCGATAACGACTACATAACACTGCCAGTCGGGTATAGTCTATATGAGCCAGTGAGTGAGGCGATACATAGGTATAGTAGTACCGAGTGGGCCGCGTCACTAGACCTGTCAGTTCATCGCGGTGAGGTGACAGCGGTAGACACTGGCAACGACACTTGTACGGTGGCTTTTGAAAATGACTTCGGGACCATCGCCGACATCCCGGTCAAATATATAGCGCAAGGAGAAAGCAGTTATACAGGCGGGGCCGGGTCGATAGGTGTTGGCGCTAACGTTCTAGTCCTTAACAAATCAGGTACTAGTACCCCTGTGGCCGGGGACCTGATTGTGTTCTCGGTATGCGATCGGTACGTGCTGTACTTCTATAACGAGGACTATTATGATGTTGGTGATGGGTATAGTAAGTATTGTTTTTTCTGGGATAAGGGGACGGACAATTACCTCCAGGGTGTTACCTATAACAACGGGGACCCTGTGCTTGACGCGGATTGGCCGGTGTTAGAAAGTGATATCAGTGATTGGATACTGGCCAACTTCCAGGAGTCGCAATACCCGGAGTATTTTTTTGAAGTAGTCAACCAGCAAGGTACTCATCATCTAAACGAATCGACAGACAGTGTTACCAACTATTGTATCCCAGACTTGGACAACCGATGCACGGAGGACGAATACATCACAAACAATATCGGAACTGTTTTTGTCGACCAGTTTTTCACGCCTCATATAAACTACTTTGTTGGGGAAGACGAATACGACCCATACGACGTGTTTCCTTTTGATATGACTGGGTACCGAAACGACACTGAGGTATCGGCTGAGGTGGCGGCAAGGATAGTGGTGGTGGAAGGGGAGTTTTATAAAAGTTCATTTATCCCAGAATACCGCTACGACAGGTACGTCAACGATATCTACGCGGAGGTCTCAGATGCTACAGACCCCACAAAAACATACCGCGAATACGACGGACCCTACCAAACAGAACTAAACCCCACCGCCCCACATGGCCACGACCAGACCCACGATTGGAAATTTCGAGCAGTCATTAAACAACGGCACGGAGATGATTATAGAACTGCCTGGACTCACATCCAACTAAACCGCACTGGTACTTCCGACGGTATAGGTGAGATTAAAGGGGCTGGTGCCGGTAACCAAACCGCCGAGCTTGATATTGATATTACCGGGACAATGTCGCTGACGATCCCAGGTCTCGGTATCGAGGAGAGCTTCGACTATCTGTGGAGTCAAACTAACTGCACATGGGATGACAGCGACAAAGAGAATCCAACTGGAGGGTCATACGGATATACAACGGGCGGGATTGGAACTGGTATGAGAAACGGGAAGTGGACAGACGAGGAAGTAGCGATAACCTACCTTGCCATATTCAAACACACTGAAACCGTCTATGGCACCTACACCAACACTAACGACACACCCGAGAATTTCGATGTTAATACTAACAACCTCGACATCTACGCGTGGCAAGCGGACGGGAGTGAATATGTAGGTGAAGAGGTGGAAGTGTATGATCGTTTTTTTGTAGCGGATAACAGGTCAAGTAACCTCGAAGCGGCAATCAAAAAGATGGTGTTGACGTACCAACAACCTGTATCGTTCGCCACCACAAACGCGGGAGGGATTGTTGAATATGACTATCTGGTTGACTCGGACCCAGTCCAAGGTATCCCAGGTAATCACTATGCTTGCGGTATCCACCTACCAGACAATCTCCCACATTGGGATTTTACAGTTAGCCAATCTGTCTGGGAGAAGTCCTGGATTTGGGGCGCAAGGATATACGTACCAGAATGTCTACTTGTAAAAATATAACCTAGTACAGTAATATCAATACTAGTAAGGAGAATAACCGTGGGCAGCTTATCAGACTATTTAGAGAACGCAATACTAAAACACCTGGTCGACGAAGAGTCATACACTCCACCGACCATCTACGTTGGGTTGTCAACAGCTGACCCGACCGACGACGCTAGCGGACTAAGTGAACCGAGCGGTGACGGGTATGCCCGTGTCGCCCATAGTAGTTGGACCACCGCCGCTAGCCGAGGTACCGCCAACAACGGTCAAATCACCTTCCCTACAGCTACCGGATCGTGGGGGACTGTCACCCACGTTGCGTTGTTTGACGCTTCAAGCGGTGGTAACATGTTGGCCCACTCAGCCCTTGACGCTTCAAGGTCTATCGTATCAGGTAATACTTTTGCTATAGCCGACGGTGAGATAACGATAGACTTCAAAGTCTGGAAGTTGTACTACACCAGCGGCGGGACGTATGAGATACAAGATGATGACACTATAGAAGGCGACACTGGAGGCGCCACTGCCACTGTTCATGACGTTATACTACAGTCTGGTACCTGGGCTGGAGGTGACGCGGCCGGGTATATCTGGATTAAATCTGTAACTGGTACTTTCCAAAGTGAGACTATTTCGGTAGGTGCTAACAGTAACGTTGCAACAATAGACGGTGATTTGGTCGGTGGTATCTCTGACTACCTAGCTCACAAAATGTTAGACCTGATATTCTCCGGGACGGGATACACCGCGCCGTCAATATACGTGGGGTTTTCCACAGCCAACCCAGAGGACGACGGTGGTGGTACTAGTGAGCCTGTCGGTAACAACTACAGCCGAACTCAGGTCAGCTCGTGGCGGTCGGTTGCTAACAGTGTAGTTGACAACGCGGCGGAAGTGACGTTACCGACCCCGTCTGGTTCTTGGGGGACGTTGACTCATGAGATACTGATGGACGCGGCGACAAGCGGTAACCTTCTATACTATGGCAAGCTACGATACACACAAAGCCCCAACAACGGGGACGGGTTAACAATCCCTGTTGGGGCTTTGAACATTGGAGTGGACAGGACGTTACCGGTTACTACGACCACGACGACTAGCACTAGCACTACCACGACGTCAACCACTAGTACCACGTCAACGTCAACCACAACCACAACGACGACAGCACCTTAACCCTTGCCGCTGGTCGATGACTTCTTGACAACCTCGGGGTCTGGTTCCCAGACCCCTTTCCAGTAGTTCCACAGAGCGGCCATGATAATCTTTCCTATACTGTAACCCTCAGCCTTGGCTCTCGCTTTAGCCCCGTCCCAGGTTTTCTGGTTCTTGTTTGTGCCTGCGATGATCAAAGTTTTTTTTAAATGCACACTCACTATCTGTCCCCTTCGTCCTTATCGTAATAATCACCCATATCGTACGGTTTACTAAACTGAGACTGCATCGCCCGTAGAACAACTATTTGCTTCAAACCTTCTGAAATATTGTTGTTAGTTTTGTTTAACTTGTCTAGCAACTGGGAGACTCTGCCGAGGTACACGAAGCTAGCTAGTCCCAACAAGAACAGTCCAAACAACGGACGGTCTGTAGCCGCGTAGTAAGACGACAACACTACGATAATCAGTTCATACAACAACTGTCCCATCACTCATCCTCCTTTAACCATTTACTAACCCACTCCTGTATATCCACCACAGTCCTATCCTTCACCTTATCTCTCCAGGGTTGGCAATGTTCAACCACCTGTGTTATCATTTCCTTTTGCTTGTCCGGCCTCACTCCTCCACCTGTCTCAACGTACCTAATCAACATATCCTCACCACCCCAAACATATACTGCGGCAGCTCTATTCCAAGCCATACCCCAATGGGTGTAATGATAATCACGCTTGTCTCCTTGATGCCTCAAAAACCCATGTAACCAAAGCCAATGCTTATACCCCATTACTACCGGGGCAAAGTTCATGAAGTGCTCACCGCCGGAGTATGAGTACCGTTGCGGCCACAGGTCCCCGGTCTGGTCGTTCTTCAAGTCGTTGACTATCTCCCTTGACAGCATCATCCCGCAAGAGCTAGCACACGGAACCTCGATAACACCAACCCGTTTCGACCAGTTGCGAGACAGGGTGTAACCTAGAAACCCTTTCTCGTCCATCTCGTCTACCAGCTTATACCCTAACCCGTGACCTTCGAGTAGTTTATAACTGTTGGCGAAGTGTATTATCCCACCTAAAGTATGGTAGTTGTGACGGTAGAAGTCGAACATTCTGTACAACTGCCCGCGCTGGACTACACAATGCGCGTCACAGAACCAGAGGTAGTCGCTATCGGTTGCCTTGACCCCGACGTTCTTAGCCTGCCAATGGCTCAACCTCTCGCTATACGTCAACACTTGTAACCAAGGTTCGTGTTTGGCGACGGCTGACAGGGCAATGTTACTCCGGCTCCTGTTCTCCTTGACATCTATCTGGTTGACAAACGCGTCGGACTCAGGAGCCGCGTTAATTTCTAGTTGCGATCGCCACTCAGGGCAGTCGTTGTCGATACAGATAATCTGGTACTCAATCCCCCGGTCCCGTAGTTCCTCGTGGATTGACGCGACCGTGTATAGTATTTGCGGGTACTCTCCGGCAAATGGTATTATGATTGACAGGTCCATTTAATTCTCCTCTCTCTTTTCTAACAATACTCACTAAACTGATACTCATAACCTAGCCCTCCTCCTTCTCGTACCACTCTGTAAAAAAGGCCTTCACCCCTTTCTTTCTGTACCCATTCTCCACCATCCACTCCCGACCAATATCCTTAACCGTCTTACCACCACCTCTCTCACACCATATACACCACCGGTTACTCTCCACCATCTCGACCAGTTCCGACAGATCCCCTCGGTGAAACTGTTTCTCAGGGTTGGACTCCGGGTTGATATACTTTGCCGCCTTACTAACAAAGCTACTCCTCAATACTTGTGGGTGGCCGCAAAAACCGAACGTTAACCTTTGATAATCTGGTACTTCGAAACAACCAAGCTCGTCGTTGTACGGCATGAACCGGTTAAACGTTTTGATATCCTTTTCACCCGCTGGCTTGTCATTCAACCTTACCGACACCACATCCGGGTGGTCGTCCATAAACCTCATTATCTCTTTGAACCTAACCGACCTCAACAACTCCCAGTCATCCTCCAAATAAATCACATACGGGTACTGGTTCTCGTAGTCCCCTACCGAATACCAGACTGTTCTGAAAGCGTAACCGAACCCAGGCGACATCGGAAGGTAAACCCTTGTACCGCCAGTCCCCCAACTCTCAACCACACGTACAACCTCCTGTATATCGTCTGGTCCAACGGGGTCAACATTGGCAATGATAAACGGCGACAGGTATGGTAGGTCCGAGAATGTATGGAAAGTTTGGTATGTCCGGTTTAACAACTCCGCTCGCTTTGTAGCCGTAGTGATGATTATAATACTGTCAGTTGACATAACGACTCCCTCATACCTCCCTTACAAAATACAACAAGTTGTCGTAGTACGCTTTGATCCCCGGTTTATTTTTCCACGGTTTCCAATGCTCTTTGATCCTGTCACAAATACTGGGTCTGTATACGTAGCCAAATACCTTGAGCGATTCAACCCAGTATTCTGGTGGTTGGCAATTGACATGGTGATGACCGTCTTGTCCAGGGGGGGCCGCACTACAGAGAATCTGGTCAGACAGGTCTGTAAGGTTTCTAACAAAGACAGACTTGCTCTCCGGCTCTATGTGTTCTAACACCTCAAAACATGTGACAAGGTGATACCTCCCAGTCACCAAATTAAGCCTTTGAATGACACGGAAATCTAGATACCAAATACCATTAGTTTCTGCGTATTCCTTGGCGGCGGTGGACCCCTCGACACCAATGGCGTTTATACCCCGACACTGCCACTCTTTGACCAGATCACCAGTAGCACACCCCACATCGACCACGTTAACAGGGTCTATCACTTCTTGTATTGCACCCACAACAATGGGAGCACGCCACCTCAACTTATGTCTCCTGGCAAAAAACCTTTTCCCGTATATCTCTTCAAGTGGCTTCACTCACCTACCTCCTCTCGGTATAGTAGTGTGCATACTTTAATATGTTGTTCACCTCCACCATTAAGGCACCCCCTCTCGACCCCCGTCTTAACCCAGGTACCAGCTTTAAAAACAACGGACCAGACCATCTACTGACCCCACGTTGCTGATCGGTCCATACTGCTGTCTCTTCTCTCCACGTTATCTCTCTCTCGTAATAATCATCATCCAGATCCGACAACACCGATGCAACCTGTAACGCTACTGTATGAGGATCATCTGTCGACGCCGCAATCATATTCACCCCACCCACTTCATACGTTACAGGTTCGTGGTACTGTGGGTAGCGTATCAGTGCGGGGCAACCGCAAGCATTGGCCTCTAGTAGCGACCGGTCATTCTGGCCCGACCCCAAATGTAAAAACAACCTCGTCTTGTTGAACAACCTAGCCAGCTCGTTTCTAGGTAACTCACCTGTCAACTCCACATCCACCTTGCCCCGTTCAATTTTCTCCATAGCTTTAACCGTATTAATACCCCCACCCCGCAGTTTACCGGGCATTACCGCTCTAAGCTTTTTCTTAAACACCCGCTCGTATTCTTCGACCACTTCCACTCCAAACCACTGACCCTTTTTGTCATGGATGTTACTAGCTCCTAGACACACGTCATACTCTTGAACGTAGTCATCAATCATGTAAAACACATTGTCTTTGATGGGTTTACGGTAAGGGACCACTACAGTATTGTTGCTAGTAGTATAACTCAACTTGATATCCTGCAAGTCATCCAGCACTACATCCCAAAAACCCCACCGCTCCCGGCCGGTATTAGCACCGTAAAAAATCATGGGTATACCCGACTGTTTACAGTGTTCATAAAAATCCGTAGGCTTATACCCTCCCCGTACAAACACAACATCATTCGGCTCCAACCAAGGTATGAGTTGGGTGGAGTCCGGCAAACACAACCACTCGATATTCCACCCTATCGACGTCTTATAGTTAGGCATTGCAGTATTGACCACCAACACCTCAGTAACAACCCCGCTATGTGTCAACCATTCCATTAGATCGAACAACCCATCTTGTCTAAAGTGTTGGACGTCGGTGCGGTTGTGGGCATAGTGCAGGATTAGCTTACCTCGATTACCATCATCACTCATTGTTTCTCGCTTCTCACTTTCTAGGTCTAGGCACTTTCATTTTGTTTGACCAACATATGTTACAGTATCCGTTTCTACCCTTCTTGAACTTGCGGCCACAGTGTTTACATATGGTGGATGTATTGGACATACTACCGTCCAACTTCCCCACCTTGACATTACGTTTGTATTTGGGGCAATCCTTACAGCCAACCCAACGGCCGTGAGCTAGACCAGTGTAGAACGTTGACACGTACGCTCCGAGTTCATGACTCCTGGCCAACTCTTGGTTACGTTTACACGCGGTTCTCGTCAATCTGGCTTTCATTAGTTTACACTCAATTAAACTAAGCCCCCTGTAGCGCTCGTCGTCACTCATAACCGTTACCTATCTCGACCACTCATCTTCTCAGGGCCCTTGACGATCTTGTATTTTTTATTCAACTCAAACAACACGTGCTCTGTTACCTTTTTCAACTGCGCGTCGTAAAGACTATCCACCCAGTCTTTAAACGCCTCTGGTCCTAACCCCCAGATGCTCTCTTTAACTTCGACTCCTTCGCGCTCTATCAACTCCACCTCGACACCCCTGTTTTCACACTGGTCCAGCAACGTCTTGACCCGGACCGCTTCACGTATTGGAATATTGGGTGTACGTTTATCTCTGTCCTGACTCATTGTTTCTCCCTTTCCTATTGTGTATAATACCCTTAGCCGCTTTTCTCCCGCGCCTAAAAGCCTCATCCATGTTTAAGTACTCGTACTGAGCTAGCCTCCCCACTAATGTATGACTAGTCCCTACCTCTTCCTTTCTGTAGTCCCTCGCTCTGATATATTCCGGGTGACCTTCTCGGTACGGTATCGGGTAAAACCTACCTTCGTCACCATCTCTCACACTGGACCAGTCTCTAGGGTACTCCTCGACAACTACCGTGCCGTGACACCGTTGTCCTGTAACGTGTTTGATTTCCACCTGTCTAGTAAAATCGTAGTCGTTAGGGTAGTTAATCTGGACACACGGAAGGGCGGTATCTTGAATGTAGTCCATCGCCTTAAACATAAAGTCCACAGTGCGGTAATTGAGTTCACCATACTTGTACCCGTGGTACTCATCTAATGGTCCAGTGTAAACAACGTCACTGAATTGTCCCCAGTCCAGTTCCCTCGCATCGGTCTGTAACAACACACGTATATTGCCGTGGTCCAGTATCCGCTTGAACATAGCAGTGTAGCCGTCGTGCGGCATTTGCTGGTACCTGTCAACAAAATACCGGGGGTCGTCAACTCCCCTAAGTGGAATCCGACTAACTAACAAATCTATATCAAGCCCACTAATCGCACCCCACTGTTTGAGAGTGTACCCCTGGTAGTACTCTTTACCAATTTTACGACCTAGATATTGAACGTGATCGTTTACAAGGATGTCATCATACCCAAACAACATCCCGTCTATTATATGTTTTCTGTCCACAATATCGATGTCCTGTTGCCCCTTTATTGTAGGCCCATTTGATACGGACCAAGGGTTTAACGGCAGTGTCCGTAGTTGCCCAAACACAAACGTTTTTACATGGTACGGCGGGTTGTATATCCATTCGGTGAACCGGCTCAACCACTTGACTAGCTCACTATCATTAGTATGGAAATAGTGAGGGCCATACCGATGAGTCAGTACCCCGCCGTGGTAATAATCATAACAGTTACCCGCAACCTGATTCCGCCTATCCACCACTAGTACTTTTAACCCACCGTCAGCTAACTCCCTAGCGGCAGCTGCCCCTGTCGGACCAGCACCTACCACCAACGCGTCACAGTCATTGAACATAACCCTTACCCCTTGTCAAACTCGTTAGCCATAAGCTTACTGCTCCAGTCATCAAAAACACCTTGTGCCCTTAACGCCATCTCAAAATACTCAACAACTCTTGTGCTTGTAATAAAACCGTAACTCGAAGCTAACACGGGTCTACTACCGTCTAACACAGCTTTCAACACACCGTCTCCGTACTGTGCTATGTGATCACGCTTGAAACCAGAGACCTCCTCCCCGTCAAGCTCTATAACCTTATCCTCCCTATCCCACCACCGATCGGCTCTCATTAATGCTAGAGCTCGCTTTGACAAATCGTCCTGACCCACTACCAACAACATCGCTTTACTCTTGCTCACACACCACCTCCGTCTCCACCATGTTATCGTTAACCTCAACCACTTGTTCATAGACCTGTAGACAGTTACTACAAATCAGATTACCCGACCCCTCTATTATGAACTCACTGTATTCATCAACACTGTCATCATACTCATCCGTGTTGATCTCATAACACAATGGGCAAATCAACCTAGTAGAAAATGTGTAGTCTCTCTCCGGGTAGTTAGTAGTAATCCCCCATTGCCCTTTCATTTTCCATACACGGGAGTTAACCTCGTCCTCTTCGTGATCGTTTCCACAGTTAGTGCCGCGGTACTCATACCCCACCATAACCGCCGCTATCTCCTCGAACCTGGCCTTAGCGTCCGTCTCACTCTTGCACACGGTACTCAGGACCTCGTCATCCTTGAACACTACCTCCACGTAATAGTGTGGACTGACCAGAGCCGCTTTCCTATAACCGTAATGCGCTGACTTAAAATCATTTTTATCAAATACGAAACCACCCGCCTTAACAATCATCCTCACACCAACCCTTTCTCAATTGCTAACCACTCGGGTACCTCAATCATAACATCCTCATGTGGTTCAACAATATTGTAGTCCCCATACGTACAGTCCCCACACAGTAAATGTATTTGACTTTTCGGTAACCACACCGGGTTACCACTACCTTCGTCTATCAATACTGCTACTGCATCTAAGGTGTGAGTAATGAACACCAAGTCGAGCAGTATATAACCATCCTCAATGACTCCCATAACTACCTCCTTCTAAATCCCACCTGATCCGTTGCGCCAACGCCTTGGCCCTGGCTCTACTACTATGCCTATGAACCGCCAACCTTTGACCGCGCTTTGCAATACTAACCCGCCTCACGGTATTACTCAGACATCCGTCAATCAACGACAATAGTTGGTCGATATTATCCCAGTAAACCAAATGGTCCTCGTCCACAAAACCATAACCTTGGGCGAAGTCTAACCCCTTATCATTGAAGGGTCGTTGCGCCAACACTACACACCCGGACGCCATAGCCTCTAAGTACTTAGGGCTTACGTTTCTGTATTCCGAATTGGCCACTACGAAAATCTTTGACCGCCTCAGTGTCTCGATATATTCCGGTCCTCTGACGACCCCCGTGACTAGCCTAACACCATCACCCACCCCTTTCTCTAACTCCTCCATTACCACCTTTCTGTATTTGAATATACTTGCTTGGTTACTACCTAAACATGCAACGTCAATAACCCGTTCACCGTTTACCTCAACCATTTTAAACCGCTCCAGGTCCACGTCAAACGGCATGAATGATACTGGTTCCTCGCGTCTCTTTGCAGCTTCCATACACTCATACCACCCCCTAGCAAATATGTGATCAAATCTCACCGTGTCTAGGTAGTTGTCGTGGTGTTGTTGTTGTCGTTTGTACGGGAAGTAGTCACCTAGTATATGATACCTGAGCTTGGCATGGACAACAGCATCCAATCCCAACCACCCACTCCACTTGTAATCATACCCTACAACCGCGTCACAAGAGATACCAGGGTGGCGGTGGTCCCAACTACTCCATCCTCTACCTAGGTAGGTGACATCAACATCCTCCACGTTTGCCAGCTCTTTCAATACACCCCATTGATAAGCTAGGTCCAACCGGTCCACGTTATTATCCCAAGCCACTACCACTTTCATTATCTATTCATCCTTTCGTATTTTACTTACTTCATATTTGACCATTCAAAACTACTACTTCGGAAGCGATCGATCTTTTTTCCCTGACTTTTCTTGTAGCTCGGATAGAATTTTGTCCCTTATTTGCGAACCGTCTACGTATTGCTGAGTAGTAGTTATGATACCATAGCCAAACACCCGCTTAAGCATCTCATCGTAGATCCCCACAAAAATATGAACGTGGGCCGGTACAGCTCTTAGACTCATCTCACAAATAGTGATGGCCACTTCAGCCGCTGTTCCTGGCCTGGTATCCGCACTTTTAAGCACACGGTTTAACAGCTCGCGACAATGGGGCTTGTAAAGTTTGCGATACTTTGTTTCCATGCGATGTGTCGGAGTTAACAAAGCAAAAGCATTACGCAGCGTTTGTGCTTGCTCCGGGCAGTCCGCTTGATAATCCCGGATCATACCCTGGGCAAGTTCCATGCACTCCAACGTTCCAGTTAAAGTGTCACATGTTGATCCTTGACCGAGTAAGTTGAACGCTCGCTGTGCGTCAAATTCAAGTTTAGTCATGTCAAAACCTCCTCCTTTTTATTGTGTGTGTGAAGGTGAGGACGTTGACCGATTGGGGCTATACGACGATCAAACATCCTCACAGGATTGGAACTACAAACCCACTCGAAACCAATCCCCACACACACATTTGGTCCGTTTATCATCTGACTGGTCGACCTCACCTTTCCAAGGAGGTAACGAGGCAGGTATACCCCACCTCATGACCTAGCTATGCTTTGACCTTTAACTTATTAAGGTTCAGTGGTGGACCTCACAGACTTAATAACGGACGTATCAAACCTCTCACCGCTCATATCCCTACCGTCAACCATCAACGGCTCATAATACTTTCTGTATATCCGGTCCCAGTTATACATCTGTCTGCACCAAGTCTTAGCCACTACCGCCGACTCCTTAGTGGTTAGCTGTTGTATAATTCTAGCCGCCACCGCATCTAAGTACTCCGACTTATCAGCGGGGATAAAATGCTGCCACACTGAGCCGAATTCAAAGTACAACGCGTTACCGCCACTGATCTCGATTTGTTGTTGCAACGACTTATTCAACACCAACAAGTTCCCACCCAGCGCCGCCTCCGGGACTACCAACCCGAACGACTCGTGGTGAGTAGGGAAGATGAACAGGTTAGTCAATCCAAAAAACTCTCTCACCGTGTAGTCAGGTATCCCGCTTTTAAACTGCTCCTCAAACCTAGTCCCTTCACCTACCCCCCTGGTAAACTCGAAGTCCTTACCCCGCTCTAGTCCAAACAACTCTGCTAGGTGATAGTACTCATCCATCTCTCGCAAGTGGGTGGTCGCCGTTGCCCACTGGTTAGCCACGACCAGAAAAACATTGAGTCCCCGACGTTTCATACACCCAAATATCTCCATGACCTCCGGGACTCTTTTGAAAGTCAACCTGTCCTGGCCGGCCGGTAAACACTGGGTTATATCCGCTTGTAAAAAGTCCGGGTACCTCTGCAGGAAATCTCGCATTTCCAAACTGACCCCGCCACCCCACGACCTTGGGTCCTTTATGTGCGGGACTACCACCACTCGATACGGCATCGTCTGGTACTTCTCGACAACGTTCATGGCATCGCTTCTGTTGGGGTATACAAGGTAATGACGGTGGGTGAACCGGTCAAACTCCCACCAGTCTTTACGAGGGTCGCCGGGGATAGAGTGAATCCAATGATACCAAGCTTTAGGACCTGGATCGTTGCCGTCTGAACAAAACTGTTTGTCCAACCCCTCTAACATCTTGAAGTGCGGGAGGTTCCAACCAGTCAAGCACAGGTCGTGAGTGAAGACTATGTCAACCTCCTTTAGTTCCTCCTTCATTAGCTCAACAGTAGTACCCACCCAATCCATATGTTCTTGAGTTAGACCACCTTCCCGTTCATAATCAATCAGGTTTGTTTTCGGTATCACGTCTCGCAACCGCCACCCGTAACTAGCCGCGTCTCTAGCTGGGTAATGCTTCATGTCTGCACCCTCTTGACAATACACAACCACCTCGTGACTATAAGTACTGAGCATCCTAGCCTGGTCAAACACAATACCAGTCAGTGAGTATTTACTATCGAAGTAGCTGAAGTTTGTCAGTATCGCAACCCTCACATCACACCTCCACCGTAAAATTGGGAGGCAGGTATATTGTATACCCGCCTCAAGTTATCAATCAAACAACATGATTTCAGCTATCCAAAACCACAAGTCAGACCTACCCACAGGGGAAACTTTAACCAGACCCGCGTCTCTGTCCACTTCTATCACCACCACCTTGGCTACAGGCTCAAGCACTATAACCTTTTTAGCCATGATCATCATAGCCAAACTATCAGTCTCACCCTGTAGCGCCAACGCGTTAGCCAATGCGACCATGCTTTTATTCGGGCCAATGATCGCGTTCTCTCGCGTAAACCTGTAGCTTTGAGCGCTGACAATCGATACCGTCGTGATCATCAACATCACAGCAACTATACTTAATAACCGTAACTTTATTAAACTCTTCATTATTGTTACCTCCTTATTGTCTGTTTGGTGGAGGTGGCTACAGTAACAACAACGCCACTGTAACCACCTCCGGTACGGGGAAAGTGGAAGCCGAGTCAACAGCTGTTATCGGTAAGGCTACCGTGTCCGTTGACCCACACTATCTATATTAACAGTATACTATGATCCTGTCAAGCACCTTTTGAGATTTTATCTCGTAACCTCTGTAGAACGTCGTCCACTGCATCCTCATCGCCGACCACTTTTACGACTCCCCGGTCATAATCGAGTCGACAAGTCTTGTCTTTCAACTCCGGGTGAGACTGATAGATCAACCCCCATATCAACTCCTTTAACTGGTTTATTTGTTCGGTTTTTTCCAGTGTCTCGATTCTGAGCTGGTGTAGTTTATTGACTGTAGGTAGTAGCGATTTGAACAAACCTTCGTCCAACGCCACCTCACCCTGTTTTTCATCTGTCAACAACGCCACCTCACCCTCATCGACATTACAATCACACATCTCATACGCTCCTTTTCGTAAGGTTAAATCCTTCAGTTATTTCTCTAACACGTTTTCTCACTCGATCACTGAGCGGTGTGTCGCCGTTGACCATCCTGTGAACACTCGACTTTGACACACCCAACACCTCACCCACTCTCTGGTACGACTCGTGAAAGATATAGAAATCTCTCAACCTCTCCAGGTCCTCATCCACCTTTACAACCCCGTTCACCACCTCCATTATCTTGGCCTTGATCTCATCCGTTACCTCCATACTACCAAGCAAGATACTTCTAGCGTCCTGCCAACTAATCCCCATTAACCACCCCAGTTTTTGTAACGATAGCTTATTCCGGGAAACATAACCCCGTAACAGGTGGGCTTCATTGGGAGTCGAGTCAACAGGTGTTGAACTCGTTACCTCTACACCTCTATCATCCAACCCCACCATCTCTGATACCTTGCTGTACCGTATCAACGCTAAGCAATGCCAAACCACATGGGCCAAATGATGACACCCGCTCTCGCTATCAACATCCACACCTTTCCGCCACTCGACCAGGTGTCGTTGCATAGCGCCGTAACATTTCAGCCACGGCATTCCCTTCTCCCATTGTCTGGGCTGGTACTTCCCACTCCCAAACTGATACACCTTAACTACTTCCTCCATCGCGTCCACTGGTACTAGCTCGTAAGGCAGTTTACCTTCTGTATCTTTGTCAGCGGTACCTATACCTCCACTGTCATTACCATACGTACCCACACTTACACCTCTTACTTATCACACGTCCCCACATTACGCCGCCTCTCAATATCCTTGGCCGCGTTAACAATCATCACCCAGTTACTCTCTAGTTCCTCCTCGCTAAACTCAATCTCATACTCTCTGTAACAAGGACGCTCAGTCTTGTAATCACCATTGATATACAACACGTGGAGCACCGCCTTACTAGCACCGAGCATGTAGCAGTACGACTTTAACTGGGTTAGATAGTACCAGGCATTGTCATTGTCAATCGGCCTGCGCGCACTCTTCCAAGTAAATTTATACTCATGCACCACCCACTCACCATCAACAACTCTAACCCCGTCTGGGCTACCAACCACCTCATCAAGCTCTACCTCACCCGGTCTTATCAACTCACCACCATACCGCTTTGACAACGCTTCCTCTATCACCTCCTCCCACATAAACCCGCACTCGAACATCAACACTCTCTGCCATACACCATCATCCCTGTACCCCTTCCCGGTCATGGACTCAATGTACTTAATTACCTCTGTGAGGTGTGGTCGGTGGTCTCTCGACCTCTCCACCCCACTACCAACCACCTCACCTAGTTCTGTTTTAGTTGTTGTTATCTTCATACTTTATACGCAGTACTATGTTAACCCCGGTTACAGAGTATGACTTGCCAACAGGTTCAATATGCCCCACTGGTTTCCCCAACCTTCTAGCCACCTCAACCTCTCGGTTAACACCTTTCGACTCCTCCCAGCCATTGATCCTCAACACCATCAAACAATCTGCCACACCAATCATCAACTCATCCAGTTCCACCCAGTGCTCGTAACTCTGACCCGTCCTAGTGTCTGCCTGGTATATCCCGTGACTGTGACTAATGGGGCTGAACACCTGGCCATACCCGTTCAACATCAACCACGCCGCACACCGGCAAGCTTCATAGTACCTGGTCTCTCTCACTGCCTTGTCCGGGTGGGTGTATGGGCTAGCCAAATATATCAGACTCATACTCACACCTCCTCTACCTAAGCTGTCGTTGTTCATTGATCTGTGTCGCCTCGCTGAACGCGGCTTCAACAACACTGAACTCAACGCCTCGCTTCAACAACACATCCCGCAACGTATCCTTGTTCAACGACTCTCGTTCAAACTCGACCAGCTTACGGCCGTCACACTCAGCCACACCTAATCGGTCCATCTCCTCCATCACGTCGTTACGGAGTGCTTTCTTTTTTTTCTCCAACAACTTGAACGACTTGTCCACCTTGTTGTACTGGTCGACCAACTCCCTCAACCTCTCTGTGTTTTTGCTCACCTTATCCATACCTCCATCTGCCTATGTTAACGTTACGTTACTTCTAACAAGAACTATACCCACATTGCTCACACAAATTACAACCACCTACCCTCCTCAAACTCCCCGTCCCGCACTTAGGGCATATGTCCAACCATCCACCATCGTTACTCTCATCTACTTCTTGATCTAGTAAGTATGCTACCGCATCCGGGATAGATTTAAACATCCTGTCAACTCCTGGTATCCTGAACGTTGACCCACAGTCAATACCTCGCAACGTCCTAGCCACTGCTTGGTACAACTCCGGGGTTTGCTGCAACAACAAACTCACCACCCGGCCAAGCGCTTCAAAGCTTGAATGCAGTAAACTCCCGCCCTTGCCTGCGATAATAAACAGATCGTAGTCGGTCAGGATAGTGTGGCAGTTGATCAGCCCTTCAATAGTGACAACCACTCCATCACGTCTAGTAGGTAACGTGTGATTGTTATCTTCGGTCCTCACAACTATCTCCTCACTATCATTGCTTACACTACCTTTCCCCGCACTAACCACCTGGCCCCGCTCTCCTCTGCACCCGTCTCGGAAAACTGTGACCGCCTTCAACCCTAGTTGATACGCCTCGTCCAACACACACTGAATATCTTCAACAGTACTCCCCTTGACCATGTTAACCGTCTTACTAATAGCACTATGACAACACTCTTGCATTGCCGCCATCACCTCAAGCTGTCTATACGGAGACATCTCTAGCGCCGTGTCATCATCACTCACCCCGTCAACCTCAATCTCTACCACCTGGTCCATCTCCCCGCTCTCACCTCGGTACCTCCGTTGCACCTTTCGACTGTACAACGGTTCAATCCCAGTGGACCAACACCCGACTAACTGACTAATGCTCCCGGCTGGGGCCTGTACTGTCGTTACACTATTAACAACACCGTATTCCCAATACAAATCTATCGCCTTCTCTACCTTTGTCTGCTCCAGCATCTCCTTGAACCTGGTTGTATCATAGTGATGTGATACAGCTGACATCGTTGAGAAGTTTTCCTTGGCTATTTCCGCACTCCCCGCAACTGACCCCGCTAGTACCAACCGTTGCACCTCTCTTGCATACTCTACCCCCTCGCTACTATTATACTTCACCCCGTCCTTGATCATCCTCATATGCAACCCGGTCACACCTACCCCTACTGGTCTGTATAACCTTGTCCTCCTAGCTATCTCTTTGTCCGGGTATAACCCAAGGTCCAACACTTGATTAGCAAAGTGACATGCCCGCCTCGACTCTTCATATATCTGGTCAAGCTCTACAACATCCAGATTCACCGACACTAGGTTACAACTGGTCATCGCCGGAGCCATATACTCTGCACACGGGTTGACCCAGAACGGAGAATCATTTGTGACGGCGACCAAAGGTACCGACTCCCGCCTCCCATACTGGTACTCTTCATACAAACCATCTGTCATCAACGGACTACTCTCAGCTTGGTTGTCAACAAACAACAACCCAGGATCCCCGCACTCCCAAAGAGATTGACAAAGCCATCTATACTTATCCTTGTCCTGCCTTAACGACCACCAGTCATAGACCATAACCGCAATGTTCATATTCTCCCACACCCCTGGCTGCCGTTTCCGTTCCACAAACTCCCTGATATCCGGGTGGTCTTGGTCTAACGTCACCATTAACGCACCACGCCTCCTACCGCCTTGACTAATACCTCCGGCTACCGCGTCAAAAATACCAATAAAACTATTCGGACCACCACTGCATCCGTGGCCGTCGCGTATCAACGACCCTCTACTTCTCAACCTTGACAAGTCAACACCTACCCCGCCGCCATGTTGAAAGATTTTCCAGGCCAGGTTAACTGCTGACATAATACTTTCGGTCGAGTCATCTACAGGGCCTAAAGGAAAACAACTGAAATGAGTAGCCTTGCTTTTCTGGCCGGCATTCATTAACACCGGGGACGCGGGGACAATACGTCGGTCCCTCAAACTACCCACCAGGTCACCACCACACACAAACGTACTGATAACCCTCTCTATAACCTCATCATAACTAGTCTCCACAGGTCGCCCTTGCCGATCCCGTTTCGCATACCTCTCTCTGATCAACTCTTCCTGCCACACCTTAACCCCGTTACCGTCCATGTAATACTCTCCTTATACTCTCACTTAAAGTCTTGCCTATCCCGTCAACCTTTTGTATATCCTTAGAGCTGGCCCTCACTAGCTCTCGCATTGTTTTAAACTCCTTCTCTATCGCCACCGCCTTTAACCAACCAATCCCAGGTAACTGGGCGATCATCCTTAACGTATAACTAGGCCGCTTCAACAACACAGTATTACCACCATAACTTCCACTACCTATCACCCTGTACGCAGTATGTTTATCCCAGTCTTTCTGCCACCACTCGACCACACTCTCCAACCACCCAGCGGTGTCCTCTAAACTACTACACCTCACCACAAACACCCCGGCACAAACAGCTATACTATTAATAGCTCTGTCCAAGTACTTCCGGTTAAACGTCCTAGTCCCTTGCTTCAACAATTTCCTGTGATGTACCACCATCCCCGCTTTGTTATAGTACCAACCACCTTCCACGACCAGGTATAGAAAGTGGTAATGGCATTGCATATCAAGTAGTTGATTCGTCAACCTCCCACTCTCAACACTGTTGATAAAATCTCTCAACCTCTTCCGCTCTACCCCCACCATCACCGGACCCTCCGGTCCTTGTCCTTCCCAACAAAAGTCTCCACTCTTCAGCCTCATGACAACCGGGTCCGATAAATACTCCGCAACTTCCACACTACCAACCCGATCGTCAACGTAAATAGTACCGCCACCAACGCTACCGCTCATATCACCACCTAGACCGTTACCCGTATATCAGACTGTTAACCGTTTCATAATCAATCATCTCGTTGTACAACTCGGTGTCCGCCAACCCCATGTCTTGGCGACAATTCAAGATCACCGCCTTGAAATCACCGTCGTCTCTAGCCACCTCGATATTAACCTGGACTAGGAAAGGTATCTCGCTAAACCCTGACATCTGATACTTGTTAGTCCTGTCACCATTGACATAGAGTGGTTTCATTTTGTGTAGCAGTACTAAGTTTTTGTCACTCTCAAAGAACCGCCTCACCAACTCTCGGTACTCTGCATTAACTGGCCCGTAGTGATGAGGCATTACCTGTGTGAGCTTCCCAAACCGGGCCATTCTCAATAACTCCCACAACTCTGTGGCCGTATCAATCACAACCGTCCTCACCTGTTTACTATCAAGCGCCCTTTGTATAGCCAGCTTGACATCCTGCCAAATCGTTTGAGCCTGAACCGGGTCATGGAAATCACCAACACTTTTAACTAGTACCTCCTTCTTGTTCTTATCCACCACCCCCTCGGTTCCAACATCAATGTCAATCATCGCTATGGGGTCCGGGAATGTTAAAGCAAAGTGAGTCTTGCCACATTTCTCTAACCCCTGGACGTTGACAATCAACCTCTGCTTCTTTTCACTAACCGCCTCGAACCCTGTCAGTTTAACACCCACTCGACCCTCTCCTTATTTGGTTACGGGGCCGTAGCCTGGACAGTTTGACTACGACCCCTGGTTGATAAACGTTGTTACTTGTTACCACGTTACCCGAACAATAAACCGAACAATAACCGGTGTTAATATTAATACTATTTACCTATATAATAAAACTACGTCGCAATCATAGGCATCACCTCACCTTCAGTCGGCACCTGTAGGGTTTACATTTTAAGGGTCTCTCCGTCGTAGTCCCACGGCCCCTCTTTCAACCAGTCCTCGCTCAGCAAGAACTTGTTGACCGCTTTCTTGTCACCTTTCTTGAAGTGTTTGATGCTGGCAACGGCCAAGTCTTTCTTGGTAACCTCACCGTCGTTATTGCTAATGGTCTCGATGACAAACTCGGTCACGTCGTTTTCGATGTCTGAGTCACTGCCCTTGTCTTTGTCTTTACCCTTGTCCTTGCCTTTGTCCTTGTCTCTGCCCTTACCCTTGTCCTGACCATCACTTTCTAGCAACGAGTCGACAACCAGAATCGTCTTATCCTGGCTACCTTGGGTAACCAACCCCGACCGTTTCGGTGCGGGTACCTGGATCATGTGAGCCCGGATACCGTCAAGGTCACTGACATCATCGGTAATCTCGTCTTGGTCATAGCCGGCATTAATCAAGCTACTCAATAGCAACGACACGTTGCTGTTCTGATTCAACGCCTTAGCCTTGCCAACCGCCTCCAGAGTCTTACCACCATCGTCGGGGTTAGGAGCCCAGTCCTTAGCAGCACCAGCACTATAGAACTGCTTGTACTCCTTGCCGTCGTCGTCCTCCATAGTGATCATCAACCCGGGTGCAGGTTGCGGCGATTTGCCGTCGTAATCGTACATGACAAACCGGCACTCCGTCCAGGTCACATCCACATCATCAAGGACACCCTGAGTAAAGGTGTCAGGCTTTAGTGATACTCCCATAAATATCTCTCCTTGTTTGTTTTTGTGCTGCACTATCACAGCTGTTGTGTTTCCTAAATTAAACTCTCCACCACCACACTGATAACTCTAACACACCCGTTAGTGTCTGTCAAGCACTATTTATAATTACACCACAACACCTCCGTTCGCTTGTCCGTTGCTCTACCACCGCTACTTGCCCGACCAGTACCCACGGTAGTCCCCACAGACCAACACACCGCGTCACTCTCACTGCTGTACCAGTCGCTCAAAAACTCTTTATACAACTTGCTCGGATACCCACTTAATAACACCTTACCTTCAACCGCTCGAAGTGTTGTCAACAATCTGATATGCTCCTCCTCTGTCATATCAAACCGATACCTCGTTTTTGTTCTACTACTCGGTAGGTGTGGCGGGTCCAAGTAAAAGAAAGTGTTGGGCCTGTCACACCGTGATAATATCGTTTCAAAGTTCTGGTTCTCAATCTGCACTCTTGTTACTCGTTGATGGAACCACGGCAAAGCTTTGATGGTGTTTAGATATTTATGTGTAGTGCTAGACATGCCCCTCTCGTACGAGGTAATGCTAGTGCTTAAACTTGCGCTTGCTCTCCCTCCCCCTGAGAAACACAACCTACTCACGTACCAAAACCAAAACGCCCTCTCTACATCATCCTCAAAACTCCCAAGCTTCAACCCGTTAACCGCGTTATAGAACTCTTCTCGACTATACGGAGTCAGTGACGCCAACCTCGCCATACGTTTATATTTCTTAGGGTCCCTAAGCACCCTGAAAAAATTGACCAGGTCGCTGTCAACATCATTGTATATTTCAACCTTGCTAGGTTCCTTGGCGAACAACAACGCCGCAGACCCACCAAACACTTCAACGTATGTTGTATGGCTTGGTATCAACTCCAATAACCTCTTAACTAAAAACCCCTTGCCCCCGTACCAAGGGAAAGGTTTTTTAATTCGAGGCTTGACCAAACCATCACCATTACCCTTGCCGCCACCACCACTACTACCTAGTCTCCTACTCATACTACCAACTCCTATCCTTGTATCTCCTCAACCACCTTACCCAATTCGAACGGTTTTACAAACTCCACCGCTTGCTTAAACCATCCTGGTAAAAACTTACTCTTGACAAACCATTGAGCATTCAAATCAGGTATAACATTCACACACCAATCAGCCTCACTTCTAATGCCTCTACCACAGGTCTGGACCAGATTTACCGCCGCTACATACTCACTCCATCCTTTGTTCTCCTTGGCCAACCTCTTAGCACTCTCAGTACCAGTATGGGGAAACGGCACCTTGCACACAATCTGGAACCGACACTCCTCAAAAGGGAAATCATACCCAGTCATAACCACCGGACTCACCAACACCGCGTTGCTCTCGCTTTCTCTCCACCGCCTAACAACAACATCAACATTACTCCGGTTATGGGTAACCAGTCGATCGTTGTCTATGTTATCCATGATCAAGTCCCGCCGGCTATACGAGATAGTATGTATCACACCCTTCAATCCTTGTAGTTTATTCAACGTCTGCCTGATCGCGTTCAACCACAACATCAACTCCGACTCACTGGACCGGTAACTCACTCTTGCCCCTGGTACTATAAACAACCGTCTATTTTTGCGCGGGAAAGTATTAGCCATCTGTATATACGTACTCTCTATCCCCAACATTTCAAGCGCCGCCTCACTGACAGTGGCCGACGTAACCACCAACTTAGTCACACTCTCACCAAATACCTCCTCTCGTTTAATCATCTGGTTATACTTGGCCACCTTAGTCGGTACAATATCCAACCTCTTACCTACCTTCTCCTTGACCCAGCTATGGTCCACACGTTCTAACTTAGCCAGCTTGAGGTCTAGCTTTTTATGGTCGAGGTTATGTTTACTGAGTGTCGCCCGTATCGCCTTTGCTTTCATAGAGACCTCACTAACCCCAACACTCTCCAACTCTCTCGCTACCTCCCCTTCAATCGCTTTGTCATAACTTAACGACACCGTCAACGCATTCACCATCTGACCAAACAAATCATGGCCTTCATCACACACCACTACATCCCGGTCCCCCAACTCCACCCCGGTAAACCAGAAAGCGTAGTTAGTCACAACAATCTGGGCAGCTTGCGCCTCACGCAACTTGTCAAAGTACTCACACCCTCCATCGACAAACTCACACTTTTTACCTACGATACAAGGACCGTCACTACAACTCTTCCCTTTGACCAACCTACACATATAGTTACTCCGCCCTTTAATAACCACCACCTGGTCACCAAAGTCCTTCAATATCTGGTCTTGTAGCAGTTTGGTAGTAGTCAACACGACACCCCGCTTATCAGCCAACACTAGATACCCTATATACAACAACGACTTACCGAACCCAGTCGGGCAATTCAACGTCAAGTTACTCCACTTATTCTCCAGCATCCAGTTCAACAACCGCGCTTGTTCACATCTCCACTTTTTAAAGTTCAACCCGACAAACTCAGGATCAGGTAACGACACCGGTCTATCTGGTACTACACAAACTGCACACATAATTACTACTACCTCTCTACTACCTATTGATCACATGTTGATTATTGATAGTCAACCAACTCACCCCAACTAGGCCCCACTTTGGCGTCGACCAACAACGGCACCGACAACCTCACAGCCGACTCCATGACACTGGTCTGTAACAACACCCAGTCATCCAACATCTCCTCTCTCACCTCGAAAACCAGATCGTCATGTATCTGAATCAACGGCCTGGCCCACTCACCCCAAACATCTCTTAACCCCCATAGCTGCCCCATCGCCTCCTTAATAATCCCCGCCGCTCCCATCTGTATCTGAGCATTCCCGGCTTGCCTTTCCGCCGCCTCTCGGACATTATCAATACAACTCCTAACTCCTGGTAAAAACCTGCACCGACCAAACATATCCTTGACATACCCGTACCTCCTCGCTTGCCTCACCCCCTCTTTCATATACCTGGCCACCCCATAGTAAACTTTAAACCACCGGTCAATTAAATCCTGACACCTGTCCACCGGCCAGTCTTTCTCACTAGCACCCCCTTCAACCATCGTATCTCTCAACCCAACCCCGCTAATACCATACAGTATCCCGAACCCAACCCGTTTAGCCGGGTACCTATGTTCCTTGTCGTCTACCTGGTCTAGTGGTATCTCAAACATCCTGGCCGCTGTCTCCTTGTGTATGTCCAGGTTATCCAAAAAAACTTTTAACATCACCTCGTCTTGACTACAATGTGCCGCCACCCTCATCTCCACTTGACTGTAATCAGCTGACACCATTACCCAACCATCCGTTGCCACAAACCCTTTACGGATCAACTTACTGTGACTGGTCCTGGTTGGTATCGCCATTAGGTTGGGACTACTACAACTCAACCTCCCAGTGTCGACCTTGGTCACTCTCCAAGTACTCCGCACCCGACCATCACTGTCCGCTTTGTCTGCCAGTTTCAAACAGAAATCGCTATTCAGTTTGTTCAAGTGTCTCCACTTGGTAATCATACCCACCACCGGATTACTACCCTCTAACCGACTCAACACTTTTGAACTAGTACTGCTCTCACCGCCCTTTGTCTTCTTATACACTGGCAACCTCAACCTCTTATACAACAACTCCCCCACTTGCTGCGTTGACTGAGGGTTAACCACACCCATGCCCAACCCCTCGGTCACCTTATCTATATCCTTCTTGACACTCTCAATCTCTTTGACCAACTCTCTACTACTCTCCTCCATCCTAGTCCTACTAACTCTCACCCCGTCTCTCATCATCTGGGCAACCATACCCATGATCCCCATATCTCGCTTAAACGTTCCCACCATACCCACATCATCAACTTTCCCCCTTAGTATGGGATATAACCGTATTGTCATATCAGCATCCTGAGCCGCGTAATGCACCGCCTCACCCCTATCGACATCACACAACTCTCCCTCGGCCATCTCACCTAGCACCTCCTCAACCACCTCTACCCCAGTCATCGCCCTCCACTTACCTCTAACATCCACTTCCTCGCCCTCATCGACCCACTTCTGCCACTGATTACTCAATAACCTAGCCACTTTTTTCTTGATGTTCTGAGGTTGACTCACCTTACCGCTCGGACCAACCACTGGTTCAGGGTCCTTCCACTCCCTCTCCACAACACTTGCTAGGTAACTCATTGCTAACGTGTGACTAGCCCCACCAACTACATCGCTGTAGTCTCTCATCAATACCTTCAAGTGCCGGTATGCTAGGTCTTTCAACCCCTGTGGTTCAGACTGTAGTAGATACGCTATAACCATAGTATCCTCCGGGTTAGCCACCTGCACCCCCATGATATCCAGGACATTCAAATCGTACAACACATTGTGAATAACAGTGACAACACTTTCCCTACTAGTAACTTCCCCGACAGCCTTAACCGCCTCGACATCCTCAGCCATAACCACAGTGGCAGTACCAGGATTAACACTGTAACTCAGACACCATGGCCCGCCTCTAGCCCACTCGGTATCCACCGCCACCACCTTACATCCACTTAACTCGTCTCTCACTTCCTCCGCTGTCCTGACCACCCGGTAATCACCTTTCACTCTAACTGGATTGACAACTTCAACCTCACCCTTGACCAACCCTTTCAATACTTGATAGTCGTCTTGTATCTTGTGCATGTTCGCGTTATTATGTAACCCCGCCGCCGGATGTATCGTAGGCAAAACCCATACCTTGCCAACCTCCCCGCTCCCACACAAACTACAACCATCTCCCGCGTTATTCAACCACCTACACACCGGGCAGTCAACCTCCCTTACCACTCCATGCTCTCGACCTAGATCAACCTTACCCCCACATAACCACTCACTAGCCGGTTTACCCACACCAACCAGACACAACGGCGGGGTACTGAACTCAGTTAACTCCAGCACCAACCTCATCACACACTGTTGTATTTCACTTTGCTTAGGGTCTCGGTTACCTGGAGGTTGACATTTGACCAGGTTAGTGACATAGCAATCTTCCCGTTGAAGCCTGGCTATCTGCAGGTACCGGTCCAGCTCCATCCCCGCCGCACCTACAAACGGACGGCCTAACATATCCTCAGTCTTACCCGGCGCTTCACCCACCAACACCACTACAGGGTTATCGCTTCCTTCACCTTTAACCACGCTACCACTAAGTCCACAACCCTTACTATTACCGCAAACTCTCACGCTTACCTCCATGACAATACACTGACAGCACACTATACAGTATACTGCATAACTATTACCAGCACCTCACATAAACAACCACCACTCCAACTACATCATTACCAGTACTACTACCCCTCCTCCTTCAACAAATACCCATACCTCGAATACACTGCTTGCCGACACGACTCCCGCCAGTACCCCTCCGGCATATTATTGATCTGGTTCAACACTGTCACCACCAACCGCTTAGCCTCCTGACTAGCACCTCTAGACAGAAACATTGACACGGTATCACTCATCCGGTTAACCACGTCCTCAGTCTCTCTCTTACTCTGTTCTTCTCTAAGTATCTCATTAATAACATCCACCTCAGCCATCACGCTCTTAATCCTCACCCCCTCTTGTGAGTCCAGCCATTTCAAATGCCGTATCAACGCATGTCTAATCAAGTCCCCGCGTGTTCTATACGGGAAAACCTTGCTAGACATCACTCTCTCGATCTGACCTAGTACTTGCGGCTGACACCTTACCCACAACCTCTCACTGTGTCCCTTCGCGTCACTAGCCGGGACGTTAAAACCATCTCCATTTACCTCATTCTCATCACTCATTGACATACCCCGTACTGATATGAGTGTTAACGTTTCACGCTCCAAACAATTACAACAACTAGTCACTAATGACAGCACTAGTGATAGTAACTAGTTCAACTTGATAAACTTTTTCACGAACTCATCCAGGCTCATACCCAGAGACTTTGCCAACCGTACAGCTATAGGTAGACTAGGAACTCTCTTCCCTCCTAATATCCTCCCCACATACGTACGGTTAATCTTCGTATCTCTAGCCACCTGTGAAATATTAATCTCGCTCAGTTTCGTTTTGACCATCCTCATCACCTACCTCTCTCATTACCGGAGGGGGGCCACCTTTACCGCCACCTGTTCTACAAGGAGGTCGGTCCTTCGCAGTCCCATTTGCCTTGGCCACTGCATCTAAAGCCTTAATGCGTTCCTCCTGCCTCTCCAGCTTTTTCAACAACAAGTCCAACAACACCACACTATTGGGGACAAAGGTCAGGTCCTGGTTCACGTCGTCCGTTGTCTCAGCCTGGTAGTCCCTCCAGAACTTCACCATCCTATCCCTGAGATTCTCGATGTCAACCGACTCCTCGTGTGGGTTACGACGCCCATCATCTTCACTCATAATACCGCTCCTTTATTTTTTATTTCTCCAATTATTCTACTACTACTGAACGTGCCTGTCAAGTCATAAAATATTCTGACTTCAAACAACACCACATCACAACACCCACTCTCACTTATACCCCCAACACCACCACACCACCACCGACCATACCACTACCGACCACAACATATTGTGGTCACCTCGATATTTAACTCTCAATCTGTAACTCTGGTACTGTATTTTACACAATAACAGTAAACCGGAGTAACTGACAGACACATAGTTTTACTCTCTATTCGTAACCCCGATTGAATTATATCAACCACTTATCTCAATTTTGTCACTTGTCACACTGTCACTTGTCACTTGTCACAGCCTCAACGCCCGCAAACATGCATGGTTGACACCTTGTCACCTTGTCACTTGTCACACCTCAAGCTGTGACAAGTGACAAAAATCGAAACTTTGTTTCGAATCCCCACATATCAACCACTTATCTCAATTTTGTCACTTGTCACACTGTCACTTGTCACACTGTCACTTGTCACAGCAAGTGCTGTGCTACATGTACTCTTATATATATATAATGGTACTACTTTGACTCGACTAAATAGACACACTAATTGAAGCACAACATATAGCCAATGTCTGTACCTCCATCACTATCCCCATCTCAATCATAAACACCTCAACATCTTACCCCTGAAATCCAGTACCGCCCACCACAATCGCCTCTATAAACAATCAGGCGGTCAACCTATACAATCATATAGGTCAACCGCCTAATGTCTCTCTCAGGCGACCACAGCGCCTCGGTTAGTTTATATTACTGTTACATCTTGACCGGCATCACTACCAGCTCGATCTCAGCAAAAGACCCATGCTCACCTACTGGGGTTTCCTCTAGGTTAGCGATAACCATAGGCCCGCCTTTGTCGTCGAACCACAACCCGACCTCGCTTTCTGTCTGGTCCATCGCTTTCAACCCCGGTAACAGATATTTTTGCTGCACCCCAAACGGACCACTAGGTAGCCAACTACCCAACTCCGACAGTTGAACTGTCTCATAATACTTGACCGCTTGTTTGGGGTCGTCCGGTCTGGACTCTTGTATCTTGACTGCCACCGCTAACGGTTTCTCACTTCCCCTATCCACCACTGCGTACTTGTCACTGAAATCAAACACGGTCAGGTAACCGGCCGGGTGTTTCGGTTTGATCTCTTTCACTCGATCGACCACATTCAACAACGACGACAACAGGCATACATTGGGTCTTTTACCTTCACGCGGCGGTATTACAAGGTCTAGGTCTGGGAACCTACCCGACTCTCTACCGGCATCAACATACACCTGACACCCGTCCCCGTACATAACCTCAATCACACCAACTCCCCCGGCATAACCTGGTTCGTATATCGTTACAATCCGTGAGTCATTCTTTTTACCCTTACCCGGCGCCTTCAACAACCTGAACACCTTGTCCACCTGTGTCGGTGTCACTACCACTGAACACTTGGAACCCTTAGTGTTATCATAATCGCGGGGTAAGTACTCACCTAACTTCAACCTCACACGACTTGCCGCGTGGCCATTAGTCGCCTCAAACCTCACCATGTTACCCTCTCTAGTAACCTGGATAACGTTTAGGTTGTACCTCGTTTCCTCTTTTGCAGTATAGTCAACCACCGGGGTTATCGCTCCTACAAACTCATCCCCCGACAGGGTAACTACACTGTCACCAAACAGTTCCGGCTTATTATCCATAGTCATATTCATTACCTCCTATTGTTTAATTGTATCTATACCGTATCTACACTGTATACCTTGACAACAACTCTCCAGTTAGGGTAAAGTGGTCTAGTACTGCTTGCGGCAACTTCTCCACCACGTCATCCCATAACCACTTCATCCTAGTCCTTACGCTTTCAGGTAGGCACACAACCAGTAAGTCATCGCTGTCATCCCATACATGTTCAAACTCCGGGTCGTCTCCCGGCCAGCACTCTCTGGGGTCACCACTTACCCTACCTCTAGTCCCTGGCTCTACAGTATACTCCACGGTAACCACCCTGTGATACATAATCTCTGTGTCCTCATCTTGTTCTATGAACACAACATCCAAGCTACCATACAACACCATTACACCCCTTCACTCTCAGGTACCATAATCTCTATCCAGTGGGTGATAGTATTAGCCACGTCATCAAACGGCCTCACACTCCCACACACCTCACAGTCATGGCTAAAGTTCCATTGTTCGTTAACATCATCCCAGTATATCAACGCAAGGAACGAGTAATACCCAGTAGTATATCCCACTAGGTACTCGTCTCCGTCTTTGGGTGGTTCGCCTTCAATCCATATCAAAGGGATTGTATTGTCAGTCATACTACTGCCTCCTTACTGACTCTGTTTAGTGTGCTTGTTCCAATCCTCGTAAACCCACCGGGTCCAATTGGCGTCAACCAGGTCCGCAAGCCTCGATTAATTCACGATCCGGGTTTGGGCCCATGATAATCTTGCCGATGTTGCCCGCGTAATCGATGGTCCCGCTATAGAAGTCTGTGCCGTTCGGTCTCGTTAGTTTGTATAAAACCATTAGTCGTCCTCCGGCATGGGCACGGGGCTCCAGTGAGTTATATTCCATTGAGAATCAAGTTGAGTAGTTTCAAGCAGTTTTCCCTCGGAATGCATCCAATATTTGAAAGAATCAGACCAATAAACCACAGATAGAAATGATCCCGATACATTATAAAGAGGGTTTGTTACACCCACAACCTTATAAGAAATCAAATATTCCCTACCATCTTTGGGCGGCTCTCCCTTGCGCCATGTAAACATTTTTCGTTCTCTTTGTTAAAGTGTTATGTGAAGGGGCCTTGCGGCCCCATAAAGTTAGTTGTTTAATAAATCGGCCACGGCCTGATAACCCGGATCGTCCTCGTTCCAGTTTTCAAAATTTTCGATATCGGTCTTGTTGATTATAACTGCGTAGTCACGATTACGATCAGACCAGGAAACGTCATCCATCCAGGGGCCGGGAATAACCTCGATTTCTCCTGTATCCTGAAATATAATCAGGGTGGGGTCCATGACTCGGCTGTGGATCAGGTTTTCGATATGATCGGCCGATACCAGTTCGGGTTCGTCGTTGATTTTTTCTTCGCTGGTGATCTCCCGCATTTCATTACCTCCTCACTACTCAATCACTTTAACGTAACCCGGTGTGTCTGTCAAGCACAAACACACCGGCAACTTATTTACTCCTCTTTGTCAGTGAACCACCCAGACCAATCCTTGTCACTGCCACCTGTCAACACACAGACCACAATCATTCGCACCATCTCATCGGGAGTCTCACACCGGCCAAGAGATAAAAACCCGGACTGACCATTGAACCAGTACAACCCTGGCCCATACCAGGTAGCTTTGACCTGTTTCAGTTGCTCACCCATCCACTCAGTGTCCACCACACTGTTATCGACTTTGATTATACTTCGTCACCTCCTTTACTAAACCCTCAGTTATCATTTCAATCCCTCGCAGTTGTCGGACTACAGGAACCACCTCTTCTTTCATTAGTTGCGCTGCTTCTTGTCGGTCCAGACAATACATGTAGATCAACGTATCTTTAAGTATATGTGCCGCCGCGTTTAACCTACCCTCTAACCACGTACTGACATTTTTTCTCATCTTGTGTCCTCCTAAATATCACCTAGTGATATTGCTCTTTGATGTAAATCTTCCAACCTATCCAGGTCCGTATAACACTCGTTTGCCTCTTCCCAAATCGCTTCAATTGCAATGAGATTCTGTTTACCCTGGTCTAGTCTCTTCTTCTCCCTGACTAAATCGTACTCTATAACTTCACGGTTCTCATACGACCAATCACCGGTTTTCATCCCGTGCTCTAGCCGCGCCTTATTTCTCTCGATGTTACGTTCAACGTGTTCTATACGTTCCTTTAATCTATTAACGTAAACCTTCATTTCGTTACCTCCTTTACTCACACAATTCTCTTGCAGCGTTATACCTTACCCACCCGTCGTATGGGTTATACGGCAATGCTAAGTAGTCGTCTCGATCTATATTGACAACACAGTCAGAACCATTTTCTCTCTTTTGCACCACTCCGTTGGCGTCTTCCAAACTTAACACTAGGTAGTAAACAGCATCGTAAACAGCTACACCTAACCCGTTTACAAACATGTCTCCAGACCACTCGATAAACTTCTTTTCTGTCATCTCATTACCTCCTATTGTTATCATTTACACACTACCAGGTTGGCGCTCTACAACCTCAATCGTAGAGCGCCCAACTAGTACTACCATTATCTACCCACCACTAACACGCCCAACTCCCAGAGATATCGAGCGTAATCGTTAAACTCAACAAACTCGTTCTTGATATCGGCGGGTATAGTGGTGGTATGCCACCACCCACTAAGCTCAACCACGAGTTCGTTGTAGGTTATCGGCGAGTGCTTCTTATATTTGTGGTATACTACCACATGTATAATCTTCTTATCAGTAGAGTTGCATTGATCGATACACCATTCATACAGCCTCTTGATATACTGCAGCTTCTCATTACAGGCCAGGTCCATATTATTACTACACATTCTAGTACCTCCTATCTGGTAAGGTCAAAGTATATCCAGCCACCCAGATATACCGATTCCTGCCCGCCGTCTTTGACAAACTCTATCTGACACCGGGCCTTGTTAGTATACCGTGAAGTGGTTTTATGCTGACCACCGGTCACTTCGACATTGATAGCTAACTTCATTAACCCATCCCCGGCTAACACTCTGAACTCACAACCTGGGAACTCATTATCTCTATAGTCATCACCACTCTCTAAAGTGGCTCCAGCAATCCAACCATCTGGTAACAGATAGTTCCCCACTTTTGGGGTATGCCTTACCCTACTAACCAACATAATACGTACCTCCTCGTTACTGATTAATTCAAACTCCGGCCTAGTGACTCTCACCAATAGGCCGACGGTTGAACCAACCTATACCTGACTCTACTGTTCGTCGTGACTCCTGATAATGTCCAAGTAGTTAACCTCCTCTAAAGCGGCGGTCAACATGTCACTTGCTAAACAGGCACCCATCTCACCACTCTGGGACTCAACCATCTCTTCGACAAAATACTTAAGCTCATCCACCTTTTCATAAACCTCCTTGCTGTCATCATTAGCCAGCTCATACAACTACTCGTTCGAGTAGGGCTCATTGTCCAGCCACAGAGATACTAACCAGGTCTCATAGTTGGTATACCCATTATAAGTATTATCAGTCATCTCATTACCTCCTATTGTTATTGTTATTGTTATTGTTACTGTTTTCCAGTAACTTCAACAACAGGGCAGTGGTAGTGATATCACTACCACTGCCCTGTTGTTGAAGTTACTCGTTAGTGACACGGTCCGCGGTTATCAATGCCCGCTCTTCGTCAACACCCTCCCCCTTAAACAGAGGGTTACCGTGTTTATCCTCCCCTAAATGCAGTTGGTTAAGCTCATCAATAAGCCCCATCAACCGGTCCGGGGTTTCGACTAATCCATCATCCCACAGCGTCTTAGCCGTGAGAATATCGCTCACTAACTTGGTAATCTTGTCCATCTCGTTACCTCCTATTGTATATACTCTATATATTATTTCTCTCCCTCTCTCTCTCTCACTGCCCCTGAGTTCCTTCGCTCGCTGTCTCACCGGAATCCCTGCCGTCCATTGGCTGCCCATCCTTCGAGCTTTCACTGATCGGGCTCTCTATTCTATTTTCAAAGATCATGTTGAGTGTTTGCTGTGTGTTTCTGTTTCGCTCTTGCCTGTATAATATTGCAACCCCTGTGCCAACTTGGCACACCTTACACCACACCCCCACCTACATACCACGCAACTATTTGTTATCACTGCAATAATACCCATATAAAAATCTTCTACGCCAGTACCTTCACTCCCTCAAACCCAATCTCGATTGTTCAAAATTCTGTACCCGCACTTACGGAATGAAACATAATTCTGCACTCACCTACCTCTCACCCTCTGTGCCCGTAAGGCCCGTGCCAGTCCGTCACATGTTCACAATCTATACAAAAATTTGGACCCTGTACAAAAACCTGTACCCCCCACACCACCTCGGTAAACTCTTAACCATTAGCAAATATTTACGGTCATCACCCTCCCCCTCGCTCGACAATGTTTCAACCGTTTCACCACCCCACCTCACCGCCACAACCCTACTCTATTCCTACCATATTGACATCCACTCCATGCTAGTTTATATTTGACTAGTACAAACACTTAGTGTATTACAGTGATATGAAACAATTCTGAAACAGTGAAACAGTGAGTGATCGTTTGAGTGAAACAACCTCCACATACCTCGACAACCACCGCACCCCGCAGCGCTCCGGGGGGACTACCTCCATTACCCTCCGGAGCGCCACCCCCTACCGCTCTCACCTGACCCCACCCTACACCTCTAAGAGAGTTTCACATGAAACATACGTCCACACTCTGCTAATGTCTCTACCACCAAAGAGTATCTCCTTATTGTTACCCTGTGTCGAGCAGTGGTATGGTGACGTGGGAGGTTTCAATGACACTCAAACGGCCTGACTCATTCTGGGAGCACATACGCGCCCGCTATGAGGCCGGGGGACCGCGCAACACCCAGTCCGCTCTGGCCCGTGAGTTTGGCGTCTCACATACCGCCATCAGAAAACACCGTGTCCAAGAGAACTGGGTGGACCCCATCAGAGACGAGGTCAAACACACCGCCGACGCCATGCTCAACGGTCTGTGTGGCTACTCCCCCGACCTTCACGACACCGACATTGGTACTGGCGACCTCAATATAGTAGGTCTGACCGAGAAGGACATCGAGGCAGTGTTACCTATGCCTTCATCCGACCCCGCCCTTAACCCTGACCAACCCTTGACCCAAGCTGAACGAGACCGTCAAGGTGTGATACAACGAGAGGCTAGGAAACGAGCATTAATAAAACTACGGCATCGTAAGGAGTGGAGGATACCGCTTCAACTCTTCCATGCCGCTAAGAAAGATTTCGATACCGGCGACCTTATCGACGCTGGAAAAAAAATGGACGGAGCGAAACGAGCGGCCGAGACTTTGGCTCTCATTCAGTCAAATGAAGGCCGGCTTTGGGACCTTAACCGAGCTAGCGACGACTTTGTCCAGGATATGACAGTAGCCGCCCGAGACCTGTTGAGGGATAGTGGTTTTACTCTTAATCTACCAAGCAGTAGTATTGAGAATGATACTGATACTGATACTGATACTGATACTGATACTGATACTGATACTGATACTGATACTGATACTGATACTGATACTGATACTGATACTGATACTGATACTGATACTGATACTGATACTGATACT